GGCGATCGACGAAGACGTCGAGATCAGCGAAGAAGTGGCGCGCGCGGCGGCGGCGGCGCTCTCGAGCCACTACCGCCGAGGGAGCTCCAGCTAATGGTCGACGAGATCGCGATCGTTCACACCGTTGCCCAGACCGCCGGCGGGAACCAGGACATTACCCACGCCGACATCACGGACTTCTCGGGCTGCATCATCATCCTGAACGGCGCGACGTCGCTCGGAGCCGACGCGCCCCACGCCCGCATGATGGTGGGCTTCTCGGACGAGCTCGGGAACCAGGCTTGCAGCGCGCGGCGCTCGGAGGACGCCAACGCGTCCGTCCCCGAGACCGTGACGTGGGGCTCGAACGACCGCGCCATCGTCATCCCGCACCCGACGGCCACGAGCAGCACGGCCCCCACGCTGATCGGCACGGGAACCGTGATCGCCCGTTCGGTCTCCGGCATTGCCAACGGCTTCCGCATCACCTGGGACGACACCCCGGACGCGGCCTATCGGATGACAATCATCCTGTTCGGCGGTACGGCGAACCTCGTGGTGGCGCAAGCGAACGTCCCCACGACCCCAACACTCGAGAACATCGGGTTCGAGCCGGACCTCGTCTTCTTCCATTCCCAGCACGGCAACTACGGCGGGGGCCCAGCCGCGGCCACGCTGGACTACGATTCGGGCCTTGGCGCGGCCGTCAACGACGGTTCAGAGACGCAGGCCTCGCTTGTCCTGGACTGGGAGACGCTCACCGAGCCGACCGTGACCGAGAGCTACCTCTCGACGCTCGAGGGGCTGGGCGAGCTCAACGGGGGCGTGGCCGGCCAGGGCATCGTGACGGCCTTCTCGGCGTCGGGCTTCACGTGGGACAGCAACGGGAGCTCAATCCCGGCCCAGTACCTCGCTCTCGAGTTCACCGACGTCCGCACGGCCATGGTCGTCGTCGAGACCCTGCCGGGGACCACCGGGAACCAGGCGTTCACGGGCCTTGGGTTCCGCCCCGAGCTCGTGCTGGCTATCGCGACGCTCGTGACGACCGAGGACGCGGTCCTGGCGGCGAGCCCCCTGCCGGGCTCGGAGGCGATCTGCGCGTTCACCGAGTCCGAGGAATACTCGCACTCGGCGTACAGCGAGCAGGGCTTGACGATCGCGAACCCGCCAACCTCGAACGCCCAGAGTCACGCGGAGAACGAGGCCCTGTACCTGCCGGACGACGCCGGCGTGGTCGCAGCGGAGGCCACCTTCGTTTCGATGGACGAACTGGGCTTCACGCTCAACTTCTCGACGGCCACGGCCGGCCGAATGATCGTCATCGGGATCGCGGCCCTGCCCCAGGCCATCGACGAGACCGAGGAGATTGCCGAGGAGGTGGGCCGGTTCGCCGGCCAGGAGCTCGCCGAGGTCGAAGAAATCCCCGAGGAGACAGGACGCTTTACCGGCCAGGCGGCAGCCGTAGAGGTGGAAGAGCTCTCCGAGGAGGTGTTGGCCGTCGTGACGAACCTGGACCTACCGGCCATGGATCAGTTCACTACCAAAGCCGATAATGCCCAGGCTGGCGCCGAGCGCGGACGCAACGCCTTCGCTGGGTCCGAAGCCGGCGACGACGGAGATTTCTGATGGCCTCAACCTTCCGAGTCTGGAAACACGAGCTCCCCCAGGGCCAGGACTGGGAGCCGCTCGACCGCGTCTCAGGGCGCACCGGCGTACGCCTCGTGGAGGCCGACGTCACGAGCATCGACATTCAGGTGTTCGAGGTCACGAGCCGAGACGTCGGCTACGAGCTGCTCGCGCAGGACCCCAGCGCCGGCGTGGACGTGAACACGCGCGTATTCGACACCCTGCAGACGGACGGGCGCTGGAAGCCGGACGCCGTCGGCTACAACGTGCGCGTGCTCATCCCGTGGGCGGACATCGTCGCCGGCGGCCTGTTCCCCGAAGGCGGCAAAATCTACCGCGTCGAGCTCACGATCCTGTCGCCGACGTGGGCGGACATTATCCTCGTGCACGAGTACAAGATGATCCCGGTTTACAGCGTGCGCGAGGCATGAAGCGCCGGTCCTTCCTGAAGGGCCTCTTGGCCGCGCCGTTCGCGCCGCTGCTGGCAAAGCTCCAGCCGGCGACTCGAAGCTACGGCCCGCAGGACCACCGCTATCCGACATACAAGGGCATCCCTCTCCGAGAAGACGGCCGCTTCACCGCGTTCATCTGGTTCGGGTACGCCCAGCCGGGGCGCCTTCAGGTGTGGGACGACAACGGCAAGTCGGTCTTTTTCATGGAGCGGACGGGGCTATCCCTTGAATGGTGGGCGCGCGCCATTGATGTCGCCTGGCGACAGTACGGCTTCCGGTCGGTCGGATGCGAGATGTCCGAGCCGTACGCCGCACACTACGTCAACGAAACCCTCGAATGTCTTTGGGCTCCGCGCCTGTGCCGCCCAGCGCCGTACTCCATGCCCAGGTTCTCAGAGTGAAGGGCAAGACCGACCTGCGCTTCCAGCGCCTCGTGGCGAAGTTCGACGCCAACCGGCTCGGCACGCCCGGGTCGATCAAGGCCCACGAGCTCGACGAGAGCGTGCCCCTCGCCTACGGCCCGCCGCTCGAGGCCAGCGAGCGCCGCCAGTTCCGAAAGCTCCTGGCGAGCTCCGAGGGCTACGGACGGGAGTGGCGTGTGCGCGGGCGCACAAAGAGGGCGACGCCCAAGAAGAGGAAAGCGCGGGGCGCACACGCTAGGCTGAAGGATCTGCACGGAATGAGACCGCCCCCGAGGGCGGAGGAGAGACAAGATGACGGCAGCGAAGAAGGGGTCGAACAACGGCGGGGGCCGGCGGACAAAGTACAACCAGAAGAAGCACGCGCTGATCGTTGAGGCGCTGCGCGCGGGCAACTTCAACGAGACGGCCGCGGCGATCGGGGGGATCAATCCATCCACGCACTACCGCTGGCTCGAGCTCGGAGAGAAGGGCAGCAACGGCAAGCCGCCGGCGGAGCCCTACATCACGTTCGCCAAGGACTGCCGCAACGCGAGCACGGAAGCCGAGATGCGGGCAGTCGGCAACATCGAGGACGCCGGCAACGGGGTTGAGGAGATCCGCACGGAGGAGGAGTGGGCGTGGAAGACCGACAAGGACGGCAAGCACGGCAAGATGGTGCTCGTGGCCAAGAAGAAGACCACTTCCACCAAGAAGGACTGGCGGGCCTCGTCGTGGCTCCTCGAGCGCCGTGAGGCCGCCAGGTGGGCCACGCGCAACCGCCTCGCCGTCGAGCACTCCGGCGAGATCACGCAGACGGTGGTGCTGCACGACGGGCCGGCGCCGCACGCGGAGGGTGAGGATGAAGGCGTATAGACGCACGAGCCGGTACAAAGCGCCGACGCCGTACGAGCTCGAGCCGTGCGGGAAGACCTATCCCGACAGGCATCGTCATTACTGGCTCCGCGAGGGCGAGACCTTCGTGTGGCTCCCTGAGGACGATCCCGCGCCGGGGCTCTACCACTACGCCCCCTGCCAGCCCTACGCGCCCATCATAGAGCACGCCAATGTCGCGCCCGGGGAGGTCGAATGAAGCCCAGGGAGATCCTGAGGGAATACCTGCGGCACTGGCGAGCCGCACCGATCGCCATCGGGATCCTCATCTGGGTCCGCTGCGTCGTGTTCGCGTTCGGCGACCCGACGCTCACGGCGACTCAGGTGCTCCTGAAGGCGCTCTTCCTATGACCCGCGACCTCTGGAAGGACCGCTCCGTCGAGTACGAGGACGACGAGACCACGAGCCGCGTAGCGCGCCGCGCCCGCCAGGCCGCGCGCATCCTCGGCGAGGGTGCGCAGATCCCGCTCGACTGCGACCTCCTAGGCAAGCTGGAGGGCATGGAGGAGCTCTTCCGCTGGGAGCGTGAGCTGCTCGAGAAGGGGTCCGAGCGCGTCTACAGCAACGGACGCGCCCTCCTGGCCGACACGCGCACCAAGCTCGAGGAGATCCTCCACAGGCGCACGGGGCAGGATTCGCACGAGTGAACGTCATTCGGCCAGCGACCCCCGCGAACCTGCGAGAGCGTTTTGAGCAGAAGTTTACCCGCAGCCCCGAGCCTGACGGATGCTGGCCTTGGCACGGAGGCAAGACGAGCAGGGGCTACGGTCAGATTCGACCAGAGGGAAAGCGCGGGCCACAGGTGTACGCCCATAGGCTCTCGTACGAGTTCTACGTGGGGCCCATTCCGGATGGACTGCAGCTCGATCACGGCTGCCGCAACCCACCGTGCGTGAACCCGGACCACCTAGAGCCGGTCACCAACCGCGAGAACACGCTGCGCGGGCTCAAAGGGAGGCTGAAGCAGGCTTGTGCTCAGGGGCATCCGTGGGTGCCTGAGAACTGGTACCTCCAGACGCATCGCAGCGGAAGAGTCGCGCGCAGTTGCTTGATCTGCCGGACGGAGCGCAGCCGTGCCCGACGCACTTGAAGTCCAGCGCACCTACAATGCCTATGGTGCATCCGCCGTTCCGTTCCGCTGGATCCAGGGCCGCGGCGAGGTTCCAGACGAGTGCTTGATCGAGGGCCCTGCCGGCACGGGCAAGAGCGTCGGGATCGGCAAGTTCCTCTGGACGGTGCTCGATATGTACCCGAGCGCCTGCATCCTCGTCGTGCGCAAGACGCTGACGAGCCTGCGCGACTCGTTCCAGGACACCTTTGAGAACGAAGTCCTCTGGCCTGAACACCCCTCGGTCGAGGGCCGGCTGCGCGAGTACCGCACCAAGTACGTGCACCAAAACGGCGCCGAGCTGCGCCTGGGCGGCTTCGACAAGCCGCGCTCGCTCTTCTCGACGCAGTACACGATTGTTTTCGTCGAAGAGGCCACCGAGCTCCTGAAAAAGGAGTGGGAGTCTCTGCACCGCGCGCTGCGCCGGCCAGGTGGACCCGGATGGCACATTCTGATCGGGGCGTGCAACCCGGACGCCGGCGAGCACTATCTGAATCGCCGGTTTCCGAAAGGGCACCTGGCGGAGAAGGACGGGAAACTGCGCCTGATGTCGGTGCACGCCGACAATCCGACGGTGACGAAGGCCTACCTGCGCCGCCTCGACCGCCAACTCAGCGGTGCCACGCACGACCGCCTCTACCTGGGCCTGTGGCGTACGGCCGAGGGCCTGATCTACAAGATGTACCGCGACTACGTGCACCTTCTGAGCGCGGAGCTCACGTGGCCGCGCGACGCCTACGGCGAGGTCATCCGCGGCGAAACCGTGACGATCGGAATCCAGCGCGGCGTGACCGACGACGACATCGAGGAGCGGGAGCTGCGCTGGTTCGGAGCCTCGATGGACTTCGGATGGGAAGCGGCCGGCTCGTTCTCGGCCTGGGGCGTCGACGGTGAGCGTCGCGCCTACCAGGTGCGACAGACGTACTACACGCACAAGGACCTCGATTGGTGGTCGAGCGTCATCTACGAGGCCTGGAAAATCTTCCGCTTCCGCTTCGTCGTCTGCGACTCGGCGGAGCCGCGCTCGATCAAGCACCTGAACGATTGGTGCCAAAAGCGGGGGATGCCGCGAATCTGCGTCGGCGTGGACAAGCCCAAGCGCAAGCGGCACGGCTTCGACCACGTCCGCCAGGGTCTCAAGGTCAAGGGCGACGGGCACCCCTCGATCTACTTCCTGCGCGACAATCTGTGGGCGCCGGGGAGCGAGCGGGTGCGCGACCCGCGGCTCGACAAGGACGAATTGCCCTGCTGCACGGTCGACGAGATCACGGCCCTCGTGCTCGCAAAGACCCGTGAGACCGAAAAGGGCGAGGTTCCCCAAGAAGAGTCGGATGAGGGGTGCCCAGACCACGGGTGCGATGATCTGATGTACTTCTGGCTCCACGCCTGGCGCAAGGATCTGTCCAAGCGCAAGAAGACCCCGAAGTACCCAGTCGAGCTCCCGCAGCCGTTCAGAGAGGACGCCTCGATGCTCGCCAGGAAAACCCGCAAGCGGAGGATCTAAGTGCGAAACCTTTATCGCGTGCAGGACGACGACCGGCCGATGTTCGTATTCTCGTCATCCTGGCAAGGGGCAGTCGCCGCCTGGAAGGAGATGATCCACCAGGAGAACCCCGATTGCTCGGGGGAAGAAGAGGGGTGGGACGAGCCTCAAGGCATCACCCTCGTTGCCAAGGGCGACGAGTTGCTCTTGCACGCGGAGGATTGAGTGCAGTACCTAACGAGAGAGTGGGTTCCGAAGATTACCGGCCGCGTGCTCCACACGGCCGCAAAACACGAGATGGTGAAGCTCATTGTCGACGGCGCGCTCGGCCGCGAGATAATAGCCGTGGCTCACAAGGACCTGGCAATCAACGAGTGCGTCGAGGTCGTGGAGGACCCAACTTGAGAAGGGAATTCGAGACGAGCGAGGCAAGGCTCGAGTGCCTGCTCTCGCCGCGAGACTGGGCCGACCTCGGCCGGCGCATGGGCTTCGTTGCGCGCACGGTCGAGCCGATCGAGGGGAAAGGAGAACGACACTTCAGCGCAGAGGCGGTGCCCTGTGAAGAGTGACGAACCACGCGTGCACGTCGCCAAATACGGCTGGCCCGTCGACCTGGCGCGCGACGAGCAAACGAACTGCGCGTCCTGCGGCGCCGCCTGCTACTGGGTCAAGATCGAGCGCAAGAAGGACGGCAAGGTCGTGCCGATGCTCCTGAGCGAAGCCACGGCCAAGCGGCTCGACGGCGTGCCGCACATGGCGGCGCACTTCTCGGACTGCCCGCACGCCGAGAGGCATCGGCGATGAGGCCTCGCGGCGCCACGCATCGGTTCGTTGCCTTCTGTGAGGGGACGTGGGGGCAGACCCCGGCGAACATTCCGCTCCCGACCAGGGTGGTCCTGTGGTTCACGACGTACGCGCCGACGAACTGGACATTCAAGCTCTTCCAGCGCCTTCGCGAGCGCCTCTGCGAGGGGCCAGATCCGAGATGACGCCCGAACCCACCCGGCTTTGCCTCGTCTGCTCGACCCCCACCAACGGGTACGATCAGGACGCGCTCTTCTACCTCGCGGCAACAAACCCCGCTGAGGGGTGGGAGGGTCCTGCGAACATGGCGGGCCGCGTTCTCGTGGCTCACCTGTTATGCCTGGAGAGGTTCGCGAAAGCGGAGGAGGCGGAGGAGGGGTGAGGAAGCCGGAGCCCTGGCAAAGGTATTCCTGGGCGCGTCGCCGCCTTTGGAATCTGGTGATTGAGAAGTTCGGCGTCGGACGCAGAGAGATCAGCATTACGCGCGACGAGCTCGTCGACGCCGGCGTCTTTGGTGACTTCGACGAAAGTGGTCGCCCTATGCCGCCGAAGCTCAAGAGCGAGCGCTACTCGTGAGCCACTACGAGTGGTGGGACGAGCTCGCCCCCGAGCTCGACGCGGATCAGCGCCGTCGGATCGTCCGCGCCCTCAACCTTGCCGCGAACCGCTGGGTTCAGGACAATCCGGGGCGCTACCTCGATCTGATCCAGACCGCCGCCCAGGAAGCGCATTGGCTGACGCCCCTACCTCCGACCGCTGGAATCTGATCTGCTCGACGCAGTACGGCCTCCTCACGCCCCGCAGGCTCCTGCTCGACGGCCCGCGGGTCGCGATCGAGTCGGCCATCGGCTACGCGGCCAAGAACCGGATCCACGTCTGGGCGACCATGCGCCACCACCGCAGCGTCCGCCAGTTCCCGCCCGGCCTCGAGGTGTGGGCGCCCGAGGAGGCGCGGATCGTCTGGGCTGGCGCCGGCGTGACGTTCTCACCCCTGCGTAAGACGCTCGAGAAGCCGATGGTGATGGGGCCGCGCAAGATCCCCAGGCCGGCCAACGCCATGTTCCTGGCCCTGGAGAAGATGGTCGAGGAATTGGGCGCAAAGGAGATAAGGGTGTTCGGGGCCAAGTGGCGCAATCGGAGCCGGCGGTGGCAATTTCACGTGTTGAGGGCCGCCTACCAGAAGGCTAGTTTGCATGGGATCAAGATCGAGATCATGCGCGTCGATGGATGACCGCTTCTGGGCAAAAGTCGAGAAGACCCAGGGGTGCTGGATCTGGACCGGCGCCAAAACTCGCGACGGATACGGAAGTGTCAAGCGCTTTGGGCGGTCCTTCTTGGCGCACCGGGTTGCCTACGAGGCGGAAATAGGCCCCATCCCAAAAGGACTGGAGCTCGACCACGGTTGCCGCAATCCGCCGTGCGTGAATCCTGAGCACCTGGAGCCCGTCACTCACCGCGAAAATCTGCGCCGTGGAGTCCAGAGTGGCCTGAAGACCCATTGTCCCCAAGGCCACCCCTGGATCCCCAGGAACATATACATCACGCCTGGCGGGCCGGAGCGTGGCGCTAGAAGATGCCTGCCCTGCAAGAGGGCGAGGGGTCGCGCGCGGTACGCACGGAAAAGGCTTGAGTCCGGAGCCTAGCTCCGCGATCCTAGCCTCTGACGGGGAGAGACGAGACCCCAACGAACGAGGAGACCGCGGCATGAAGCACGGCGCCGACCAGCACAAGGGCTCGTCCAAGCGGCAGACGCAGACCCACACGGGCAAGGGCCCTCACACGATCACGGCCAAGGGGCCGGGTTCCTCGTCCTCGCGGTTCACGCACAACGCCGGCGGCATGAAGGGCGTTGTCTGCGGTGGCGGGACGCTCAAGAAGTACCGCCAGAAGAATCCAGGGAGGTCGTGATGGCCCACAGTTACCCCAGGTTCAAGAAGAACGCCGGCGGCATGAACGTCGAGGTCGGCGGCGGAACGATTCGCCCCGCGAGCAACCACCCCGCCCAAGCCAAGCGCACCGGTAGCGGCGTCAACGGCTCGGGCAAGGGCCCGCGCGTGTCGCAACCCACGACCTCGAGCTCGCACTCACCGAAGGGCGGGCGACCCGGCAAGACGCCCTTCAAGATCGCGCGCCAGAAGAAGGGCGGTCGACGCCCCTACCCCCTGTAAGCCCATGGCCCTTCGCAAGTATTCAGCGCAGATCAACAAGCGCTCGGTGCGCGGCGGCCAGAAGGCCCGCTCCAAGGGCGAGCGCGAGCGCGAGGCAATGCGCAAGCGGCTGGCGGATCAGAAGGACCGAGCTCGCCGGCGCGGCATGAAGCACAAGGCGAAGGCGCGCAGGAAGGCGCCAGGTGCGGGCGATTCAATGGGCTCGATGCGGAAGAACAGAGGAGCCTAGACCATGGCGTACGTAGTCGCGAACCAGGGGGGCAAGGCGATCCTCCTCTCCGATACCACGGTCAACGAGTCCTCCAAGGACCTCGACCTCGAGACCCTCCTGGGCGGCTCGTACGAGATCCTCGCCTTGCGCATCGAGTTCACCGCAAGCGTCGAAGTGGGGACGCGCATCATCGTGCTCCGCGTGATGTCGGGGGCCGACATCATCTTCGAGATGGACATCGAGGCGCTCGAGGCCATCGTCGCCTCCGCCTCCGCAACGGTTCACCTTGTTCCGAATCTGTCGGTCGCCGACTTCGTCCGAAACTCGCTCGAATATCAGTGGATGCCGCCCATCCTCCTGCCCAAGGGCGCCGTCTTGCGGGTGGTCGATCGCGCCGACATCGACGACGGCGTCGACGACATGGTTATCCACGCCACCGTTCGAGCGATCTAGACCGCGATGTTGAAGGCCGCCAGGAGCGCCCCCGACATGCTCGAAGAGATTCGGGCGGCCGACGAGTGGCAGGACACCTTCTTCGACGAGTGGGACGACGACATGAGCCGGTACTACGGTCCCGGTTGGCGTAAGGACGTCGACGCCGAGACGTACGACCCGGAAAACTTCGCGCTCGAGTGGGTCTCGCTCATGGTCCCCCAGTGCGTCTTCGGCAACCCGCGCGTGCGCGTGAAGACGAACCGCCAGGGTGAACAGCGCGTCATGGCCAAGGCGCACGAGCTCGCGCTAAACCGCTGGATCCGCGACACGAAGATGCGAAACCTGAACGAGAAGCTCGCCGTCGACTTCGGGTTCCGCTGGGGTGTCTGCCTCACCATGCCCGGCTGGGAGGAGGGCGTCAGCGAGCACGAGGACCCGCGCAACTGGCCCACGACGAAGCGGATCTCCCCGCGCCGGTTCGGGTGGGATCCGATGGCGATCGAGTGGGAGGACGCCCGCTGGTACCGGCACAAGACGATCCACGACAAGGAGGCGCTGCTCGAGCGCGCCGAGGAGAACACCGACGAGGGCTGGAACTACGATCGGATCGAATCTCTGACGGAGGGGCAGGGGCTCGACGAGATCCGCACCAAGGACGGCCGCGACAAGACGCCCGACCGCGGCGAGGTGGTGCTCCATAACATTTGGGTGCCCGAGTACGAGCCGGACAGGGCCGACATCAAGTTCCACGGCGCCGAGGCTTGGGACCGCCCCGGTGTTCACGGCGCTTGGCTCACACTCGGAGTGGGGCAGGACGCCGACACGAACGATAAGGCGGAGTGGGTTCGCCGGCCGTACCCGTACTGGGGCCGGCGTCGCGGTCCGTACACGCTGATCGGAACCTACATCGTGCCGGACGAGACCGCGCCCCTGGGCCCGATCCCCGCCGTCCGTGGACAGACCGACGAGCTCAACGACCACGCCCGCGCCCTCTCGAAGGCGATGTCCGTGCACAAGATCGGGATCCTGGTCGACGGCACCGACCCCGACTGGGAGGACAAGATCCGCGAGTTCGAGGATCACTGGGTAGTCGCGCTCGAGGGCCTCGACGACATCGACAAGAAGGTCAAGTCGATCGAGATCGGTGGGGCAACCGAGCTCCACATCACGCACAACGCGATCCTGCGCGACCGCGTCCAGCGCAACTCGGGAATCACGGAGGCCATGCAAGGCCGTCCGCGCTCCGATGTCACGGCTACGGCCGAGAACACGGCCGCCGAGGCGGCCAGCACCCGGGTCGGGTTCCAGATCCACAAGTTCCGCGACGGCGCCGCCGATATCCTCGAGGCGGTCTCCTGGTACCTGTTCTTCGACGAGACGGAGACCGAGCTCGGCCCCGAGGCGTCGGGCATCTTCGTCGACGAGGCCACCGGGGAGCCGATCGAGCGCCTGGTCTACCGCGGGGGCTTCTCCCTCGAGACGGACGACGACGAGGACGAGGTCCGAGAGCGAGAGCAGCTCTGGGAGTCCTTCGGCATGGAGATCGAGCCCTACTCCATGGAGAAGACGTCCGAGGCCCTCGTCCAGCGGCGCATGATGGATCTGACCGGCGCGATCGGGTTCCTCGTGCCGCTGATGGCGCAGTACCCCTTCGTCGTCTGGGACGACCTGATCGAGGTGATCGGCGAGTCCATGAACATGCCCAACCTGGGCGACTTCTTCGACATGGACGCGCTGGCGGAGTTCCGCGAGCTCGTGATGGGCGCCGCCCTCGAGGCGCAAGGGGCCGGAGGTGCTCCCGGCCAGCCCCGCTACGCCCAGGACCTCGGCCCAGGCACGAAGCCGGCGCAGCTCGGCAGCCCCGGCCAGGGCTCCCCCATGGGTGAACTGATGGGCCGTCTCTCCGGCGCGAGCGTGGGCGCCGGCTTGAACTGAGCGCCGGTTTTGGGCAGCATTCGGCGATCATGGCACGTGGGAGACGCACGTTCCGGCACCACTTGTACCGGGAAGTCGGCGGAGCGAAGACGATCCGCAGGCTCTTCGAGGTAGGCAAGGCGGCCGAGCATCTGGAGGTGGGCGAGACGACGTACGCGCTTGCGGACGGAGCACCCGCTCGGCGTCCCGATGCCGTCAAGAAGACGATCACCGGCTTCAAGTCGCGCTGCCTGCCGAAAAACTGGCCATACGCCCAGCGACACGCGCCGGACGGCTCGTGCATCTTCAGTGGCCGCAAGGAAATCCGCGAGGCCGTGGATCGTGCCAACGACCACGGGGAAGGGGTCACGTATGACTACTGACGGGTGCTGGATCTGGCGCGGTTCGGCGTACGGGAACGGATACCCGCGCATGTGGGATCGCGACCAGAAGAAGTATGTTCTCGCCCACCGAGCGAGCTACGAAGCTTTCGTCGGGCCGATCCCCGCCGGGCTGACACTCGACCACCTTTGCCGCACCCCTCTGTGCGTGAACCCGTGGCATCTGGAGCCCGTCACGCACAAGGAAAATCTGGCTCGCGGCCGACACCCAAACAGGGAAAAGGTGGAATGCCGGTACGGTCACCCGCTTGATGGAACGACTAGGCGCCAGCGCTATTGTCGCACGTGCCAGCAGGAAGCCAACCGCAAGAGCTACCGCAGACGGCGTGAGCTCGCCAAAACCTAGGAGAGACGAAAATGACGAACCCGTCGGCACTCGTGTACGACTGCGAGATTGTGAACGCGATTCAGGGCCGGAAAGAGGAGAAGCTCCCCGGCATCAACTACTGCAAGGGCTGGAGAGACTTCGAGGGCATGGGCATCTCGGTCGTCTGCGCCTACGACTATCTCGAGGATCGCTATCGTTTGTTCGAGAAGGACAACGCCGACGAGTTCGCGTCCTTGATCGAGTCGCGCGAGCTTCTCATCGGGTTCAACAGCATCACGTTCGACAATCAACTGATCTACCGGAACTGGCGCAAAGATATCGACCCCGCCAGGTGCTACGACATCCTGCGCGAGGCCTGGGCTGGAGCCGGTCTCGGACCCGTCTTCGCGCCGAGCACGCACGGCGGATACAGCCTTGACGCGATGGCCGAAGCCAACCTCGGCCAGAAGAAGAGCGGACACGGCGCGCTCGCCCCGGTTCAATGGCAGCGCGGGGAACGCGGCGCGGTCATCGACTACTGCCTGCAGGACATCGCGCTCACGAAGAAGCTCTTCGACAAGGTCCTGGCGACGGGCTCGCTCGTCAACCCGAAGAGGGCCGGCGAGCTGATCTACATGAAGGCGCCGTCCATCCTGGAGGCTTCATCGTGAATTTCAGTGCCGCATTGATTGCCCTGAGGGACGGCCTGGCCGTACGAAGGTCAGGTTGGAACGGAAAGCACTACCTCACTGTCCAGCTTCCCGACGAACACTCGGCCAACACCGAACCGTACATCGTCATTCACCCCGAGGGCGGGGGGAGAACGCCGTGGGTCGCCTCTCACGCGGACCTTCTGCGCGACGACTGGGATCTCTTCGGAGCGCCGGACGCATGAGCACCGAAGTCGACGAGGAAGAGGTCGTCCAGGAAGAAGTCGAGTTCGTGAAGGGCAAGAGCGAGATCAAGCCGATCCCTCACGACCAGACGCTCACGGGCTGGAGGATCGTTCCGAAGGGGACGCGCCTCCTAATCCGCGTCGTTCCCAAAGGCGAACGCAAGTCGCCCCAGGGAATCATCCTCCCCGGGCAGGACGAGTCCGAGCTCGAGGAGGTCGAGGTGCTGGCCATTGGCCAGGGCCGCTATAACCAGGACCGCGGCGTCTTCATGGGCTCGAATTACGAGCCCGGCGACCGCGGCTGGATGAACCGTTCGGCACCCCACCTGATGACGCCGGTTCCCGGCCGGAGCGGGCACTTCCTGATCCAGGAAGACCTCCTGCAGGCCACCCTCGTCGAGGTGGAGGTGGATCCCGACCCGTTTCCGGGTGAAGGCGGGGGTGTCGAGGTGGCTGAAACTGCAACACAAGATTCAGGAGAGACTAATGGACGAGAAGGAGAAAGCGCCGAAGGCGGCGAATCGTAGCTCTGCCGAGATCGCGGCCGACGCGTTCGGGAAGCTGGCGCTGGAGGACTTCCACGAGTTCGCCATGAAGATCCGCGGCGCGCCCTTTGGCAGGGTGAAGATGGAATGCCTCTCGGAGGCGATGGGGGCCGCAACGGAACGGTTCGGTGAGTGACGGCCTGATCCTCCCTGGCCGCAGGAGCCTGCCGGGCGTGATCGACAAGACGAGCGTCGGTCTCGCCCAGCAGCTCCTCAACCTCCTGATGAAGGGGCTTCAGGAGAATCTGTGGCCGTCGTATGTCCTGGACTACGACAAGCAGGGGCTCCAGAACGACCTCGCGGTGGTCTACCACATGCTCGCGTTCTCGAGCTCCAGGGGCTTTATCCTGGGCCTCAAGGCGGGCGAGGCGGGTGTCCAGAAGGCCCTCAAGGACGCCGAGGAGGTGCTCGCCACGGCCACCAAGGCCCAGGACCTCGAGCTCGAATACTCGGGGCCGTCCATGGACGACGCGGTCCAGCGCAAGCTCGGCATCCAGGGCGCCCTCGAGCGTCTCCACGAGATCCTTGATCGGCAGAAGGTCCCGGGGGTCTAATCGGTCCCATGCCGAAGAGACGTAGCAGGGAGCGCGGCGGGCGGCCGACGGCAACCGAGGGACGTGTCGGTGCCGTGATGGACGGCCTGAACAGTATGCAGGACGTCGTGAGGGATGACCCCTCGACCATGGAGGACGCGGCGCTCGACGATCAGCGCGCGGCCTTCGATCGGATCACTGGCAAGGGCCGGGGTCGGCGCGGACGCGACCGCGACGACGACGATCGCTACGACGAGAGGGACGAGGGCGACGATCGCCGGGACGAGGACGACGACGAGGACCTCGACGAGGACGACCGGTACGAGCAAGACGAAGACGAACGCTTCGAGGACGAGACAGACGATCTCGAAGAGGCCGACCAGGAGCGCGGCCATAGACGCGGCGAGGGCAGATCCCTCGAGAGGGCCCTGAATGCCCTTCGCCGCATCGACGCTCCTGATTGGGTGTTCCGCCAGAAGCCGGCACGAATCCGCGAACTTGCGGAGTCGATGGCCGGCTGGCAGGGCAACCACGACCGTACGTTACAGCAACGCGACGACCGGATCCGTGATCTGGAATCCGCGCCACGACGAGAAGCCGCTGACGAGAGCCCCGAGACCGAACGTGCAGTTCCCTCGGTGGTTGACCTCAACGCAGCGGCCACTCGAATCGTCGAGGCGCTTGGAGTCGAAGCGGACGCAGACGCGCGGAAGGCGCTTGCGGAAGGTTTGAAAGCAGCAGGAGCCAGCGGACACGCGCGAGCGTTGGCCGCTGAAGAGTCCATGCGCCGACAGGGTGCGCTCATGGACACGATGCTCGTGATGTTGGCCCGCCGCGAGATGGGGGATGCCTACCCCCAACTTGTGTCCGATCCGACTGCAATGAAGAAGTTCGAGAGGCGTGTGGGCGAACAGGCCCGCACCGGTGTCTACAAGAACGACCTCGACGGTCTGTTCAAGGACGCCGCGCTCCTCGAGTTTGGAGTTCCGCAGAAGGTAGGACGAAACGGCAGGAAGCGACGGCGCTCCCGCCCGGTGACCGACGGTAAGCCGTTGAGGCGCCACACGAATGCGGCCGAGCCGGGATCCGAGCGACACAGTCGCCAGGTCTACGACAAGATCCGCAGACGTTCGCGCAGACGGCTCTCTGCCGGCCGCTGATCTAACCTCAGCGCTTCACAATTCGGAGGCATCAGGCGATGTCTGGAACTGCACTCACGGACTTCAACGATTTCGTTGAAGGCACCGGACCGACCTACGTCACGGGACCGATGTCCCTGGTGATGGAGGCGGTTGAAAACACCTATTGGTTCGGCCGCTTGCTCCAGGGCAAGAAGTCGAAGAAGAAGATGATCCAGGGCGGAGCGAACATCCGCGAGTCGGTCATCTTCCGCGACAACGGGACCTTCGAGACGTACCTCCCCGGTGCGAATCACAACTGGAAGAACCCGCAACGCCTGAACAAAGTTCAGGTCGAATGGCGCTACACGCTCGCGCATATGGCGTGGGTCGAACAGGAGATCATCAACAACGAGATTATCTCCTACGGCACCGAGGACGCTCGTTTCCACGAGTACGTCAACATCCGCAACGAGAAAGAGACCCTCATGTGGGGCTCGATCTGGAACGGGCTCGAGGCCTTGCTCTGGCAAGTCCCCTTCCCGGCGGACATGGAAGCGACGGCCGGCACCGAGCCGTTCTCGATCCCGGCGATCATCAACGAAGACACCGACGGCCTGTTCGATCCGCAGAGCTCGGCAGCCTTCACCACCATCGGCGGGATCACTCCGGGGGCCGCGTCGGTCAACGGCCGGTTCACCCCGCAGCAGCAGCGGTACACGGCGGACAGCGCCACCGCGGAAGGCGGCATCTTCTCGGCGTTCGACGATCTGATGGAAAATCTGACGTTCGAGCAACCGCCGACGATGAAGCAATACTGGGAGGACCCCCGGTACAACAAGCAAATGATCGTGACGACCAAACGCGGCCGTTCGATCTACAAGCGGCTCCTGCGCTCGTCGCAGGACCACTTCGTCGCCGGGCCTCAAGACCCGGCCTATCCGGACCCGCAGTATTACGGGATCCCGATCCAGCGCGCGTCCGTGCTCGAGGGCCTCGCCCTCTACTCGAACGCCGCGGGCACCGCTCTCCTCGACGAGTTCACCGAGGCGAGCGCGGACCGTGGACCCCGGTACTACTGCGTCAACGCGGAGTATCTCTACCCCGTGTTCCACGTGCAGCGGTACTTCTACAAGTACGAAGTCACCAAGCACCACAACGTTCCCGACACGTGGGTCATGCCCGTCGCGGTCTGGTACAACCTGATGTTCCCGTCGCGCCAGCGCCAGGGCATCCTTTCCCCGACCGGAGCCGTCTACACCTCGTAGGCGTCCTCGGTCCCAAGAACCGTAAGGAGGTTCCAAGGGATGTTTATTCTTCAACCGACCGGCGGGCCTGGAATTGGGATGCGTGTGATGACGCACACGGTTCCCGTGATCGCACGGGCCGCGTTCCTGGCCGGCGACATCGTGATGTTCGACCTCGCTAACAGCGACGGCGACGTGAGCGACAACCTCGACGACGGGGGCGACGACTCCGGTTTTGCCAACGTCATCGACCCCGCGACGGCCCAGGAGGCGCATGGTTTCTTTGGCGTCACCCCCGGGATCATCGCAGACAACGACGAGTTCGATGTCATCGTGGCGTCGCAGCGAGTCTCGGCCCTCGTCCACACGACGGGGGGCGGCTCGGCGGCTGCGTACGATGAGCTCATCATCGACGTTTCCGTCGAGGCGAACGCCTTGACCTACGACGTTCCGGGAACTGTGGCCCTCAATCACAAGATTCTCGGCATCTCGCTCGGTGTCGTCACCACGCCCACCACGCCGACCGCCGGCTTCGTGGCGTTCGACGGCATCCACGGATTCGGCTCGATCTTCCTGGAGACCTAGGCCGACTAGCACGTCTCTCCGCGTCCCCGGCCCGTTCTTGCGGGCGGGTTGGGGGCGCACCTTTTCTTTCTTCTCGGGAGGCCGCTCATGGTCCTGCGGAATTCGGATCTGCTACGGCACATCCGCCACGTCCTCGGCGGCGACCTCGCGCCCGAGCTCACGCCCATGGACATCGTCAAGGAGGGCGCCGACCTCCTGTCGGGGATGCACACCTGGCGTTTCCTGGGCAGCCGGCAGACGCGCCTCGATCTGCGCGGCATCGTGGTGGTCACGAATGCCACCTACACCCACGCCACGCGCACCGTCACGCTCACCGGAGCCTTTGCCGGCTGGGACTTCCTCACGGGTGATCGCCTCGAGGTGACGGCCGGCACCGGCGTCGTCATCGCAGCGAACAACTTCGGGTCCACGTTCGAGATTGCCAGCCGGACCGACGACGACAATATCGTCCTCCTGGGTGATGGCCTGGGCGCCGCCGCGGACGGCTCCGCGGACATCGTCGGGCGCATCCCGAACGACTCGGTCGCGCTCCCCTCCGACTTCCTCCAGGCGATCACGATCAGCGCCACGAACAGCGTAATCAACGGGATGAAGTGGACGACCGCGGCCGACCTCTTGCGCAAGCGCACGAGCCAGGTGGACGTCTCGAGCTCGTGGAACTACTACGGCTTCGTCAACTGGGACGTGACCGCGGACGGCGGAGCCTTCCCGCTGCTCGACATCTGGCCCACGCCGCAAGACAACGACGTCGAGGCCTTCTCTCTCTTCTACCGCCGGCGCATCGTCGTCGCGGACGAGGAAACGGCGGCGGTCCCGATCCCTGCCGACCGGCCGCTCGTCAACTCGGTCCTGATTCGCCTCTGCCGCATGATCGCCCTGGGGTACGAAGAGGGCGAAGAGGCCGGCAAGCCAAGCATCGACGACCTCTTGGACCGTTTCATGGAGGGGCGCCTGTGGCACTCCGCCAAGAAACAGGACGGACTCATCCAGCCCACCATGGGCCCGCTGAAGGGCGGCGCGGTTCAACGGATGCCGCGCGGCTATCGCAAACTCCTCTCGACCGAAGTGGACGCACCGACGTAATGAACGCCCTGGACGGATTCTTGATCGGCTGGCTCGACGCGATCGAGCTGAACGGAGAGGACGGGACTGTGCACATTCCGGACGAGGCGCAACGGATGCTCATTCGGCGCGGCTGGATGAAGTACACGGGCCCAAAGGATTGGGATGGGGGGCGGCTAATGAAGATGACGCCTCTCGGGACGAAGGTGGCCGCCGCCTTTGTTCGGGAGGCCGGGATCTACTCGGGGGCCGGCAAGTGACAGAGCTCCCCCTGCCGATGCCCCTCAAGGGGATCTCCGACTTCCAGGCGTTCTCGAAGCAGAGCCCGGACACGACGAGGGAAGCGCGCAACATGCGCAGCCAAGACCCCACCAACGGGCGAGTCCGGATGGCGCAGCGCTCCGGTATGAGCCGTGCGAATAGCTCGACGCTCGTAATGGGATCCAAGGTCGCCGAGCTCGCCCAGGTGGTCTTCGACAACCGCGCCGTGACGTTCGACTTCACCGCTGGGGCGGAGTCGACCGAATGGAGCAACGCCGTGCCCTCCGAGGCCGCCTCGACGCTTCGCGGCACCGTCGACGACCAGGGCAACGTGTACGCTCTCGACGGCAATTCGGCGATCGTCAAGCTCAACCCGGACGGGGTCGTCGTGTGGCAGTTCCCGCTCCCGACGAAGGACGAGGAGGACATCGTCCGCTTCCTGCACGTCGACGAGCTCGGGGACATCTACGCCGGCGTCTCGGCCGGCCGCCGCCAGGACCTCGGCCGCATCTGGAAGCTCACCCAGCTCCCCGAGGACAAGGTCGAGATCGCCTGGACGCAGGAGATCAACGCCTACGTGGAACGCGGCAAGGTGCGCCAGGACAAGCTCTACACCGCGCAGAACGAGCCGGACACGAAGACGAGCTACGTCCGCGTGTACGACGCCCTCGACGCCGCCGAGCCTCTGCTCACCCAGGAGTTCCTCGTCGCCTACCCGGTCAACGGGATGGACATCAAGGAGGACGGCTCGATCGTCACGTGCCACGAGAACGACGGGACGGAGGGTACGGGGAGTGTGGAGGTTTTCCAGCGTGGACCGAACCCCAAGTTCCCAAACACGACGCCCGTGCTCGTGGACTGGACGCCGTTCGACTTGCCCGACTGGCAGCAGCGACTCTGGCGCTGGCAGGCGCCCGAGGACATCGGGGAGTTCGACGTCTCCGGAAACCTCGACGACTTCGCCAAGGTGCTGCGCTGGGAGGACCGCTCGGGGAACGGGCGGCACCTTTTCGCGAACACGGCCGGCGGGGACACCGCGCCGTCCTACATCAAGCGTGCTCATGCCATCTGGCCCGGTGTCCGGTTCAACGGAACGACGGACGCCATGCGGACCGAGGCCAACCCGTCGGTAACCGAAGCCTTCGCCGACCAGCAGAAGACGCTCTTTCCGGCGTACGCGGGTTCGATGTTCACGGCCTTCATCGTCTGCCGGCCGGAGAACGCGGCCACGGCGCGAGCCGTGCTGCACCAAGAAGTGATCTCGGAGACGGACCATACCCTCATTGCGAACGAGGACAGCGCCGCCGGCGCGTCCGCGGGGGACATACGCCACCTTGCCGCCTTCGACGCCGGAGACACGGGAGCGGGCACCGGCGGGAACGTGCTGGAGGGCTCGTTTGACAACGTCAACGATCTCGCCATCGTCACCATCCAGTATGACGGCGCGGTCGAAGCCGCCGATTCCGCCGTCACGCGCTCGCACCTGAAGATCAACGGCAGGGTGGTGGACCGGTACGAGGGGGAGGTGAACACGACCCTGGTTCGGTCGCTTATCGGATCAGACGGAACGACGTACCTCCTCGGCGACATTCTGGAGATCATCGTGCTCGATCGGCGCGACCGCACCGACGACGACGAGACCAACTACGCCGGCGGGGTTGTGTCGACGCTCGTGGGCGGAGGCAAGATCCTCTCGCACGAAACGCACCCCGACATTCCCGCGGCCGACCAGAGCGACACCGAGGAGACGCGGATCGAGGGGTACCTGCACCACAAGTACGGGGTCGCTCACCTACTCCCGGGAAGCTCCGACACGCTGACGCACCCCTTCGCGAACGTGGACGGAAACTCCGACTACAACCCCGGCCCGCCGCCGGACGGCGCCGCAAGCGCCTACGCGCTCATCGGCAGCTCGCACAACCTCGTGGCGAAGTGGACTCCAGCGGGAAAGCTCGTCTGGAGCATCAATAGCTTCGTGCAGGCCGACCAGGACAACGACGCTTCGGCGGACCGCGTCAACGGGCTGGGCGGCGACGTCATCGTGAATTCGGACGGCAATATCTATTCGGTGGGCGCGCGCTCCACCTTCTTCGCGGGGTCCGAGGAGATCGTCGACGTCTGCCTGCTCATCGACGAGGGTGACACCGTAAGCGCGGACGAGTCGGACGGCGCCTGGGGCGTTGCGGCGGCCCCGACGGCGACGGCCTACAACCTCCCTCAGATCGCGATCGACAAGTTCGACAACCTGTACGTGCCGATCTCGAACACGACGAACACGCTGCGCGTCTACAGCCCCACGGGGACGCTGCTCTCGGACGTGACGCTCACGGGGCGCGAGGCCACCGCCATCGCCGTCGACCCGAACATCCCCGACTACGAGGGGGACTTGACCGACGACCTGGCGCGGTTCGTGTACGCCTTCACGGACGACGGGGGAACCGCCGGCGATCCAACCGTCTACAAGGTCCGCCTCGTGACCCAGACCGCCACCGCCGGAACGCCGCGCACGTTCGCGCTCCTGGGCATCGCGGGCAATGGAGGCATCCGGACGTTCGCGGTTGACGGCGGCGCCCCCGCGGAACCCACGGGCGCGAGCGGAGCTCTGGCCGCCACGGCCCCCTACTACCGCGCGCAGGCGATCCAGGGCGAGATCGTGATGACCGACGGGGTTTCCGACCTCCAGGTGTACGACCCGCGCGACGACGACGTCACGCTGCTCGAGAGCACCGCCAGCGGGCGCCCACCGCACGGCTGCCGGATCTTGGAGAAGTGGAACGATCGCCTCTTCGCCGCCAGGGCCCCCGGGCTTCTGAACGAGGCGTTCAACTGGCAGTTTTCCAAGAAAGGGGACCTTCGCAACTATGACAACTTCCCGCCCGACCGTGATCCTTCGGCGGCGATCGGTGGCGCCAACCTCGTCGGCCCGGGGATGGCGCGCGACATCATCAACGGGTTCGTTCCCTTCAGCGACGACGTAGCCCTTTTCCTCTGCGATCACTCCGCGTGGTGGCTCACCGGAGACCCGGGCGATGGCGGAGAGTGGGACTTGCTCTCGGACGAGTGGGGCGGCGCGTTCGGGCGGGCGTGGGCCAAGGACCCCGACGGCAACGCGTACGTCTTCGGCTCGAGGGGCGGGCTCTACAAGGTCCACGCCGGCGGCGGCTGGGAGCGTCTCACGCTGGGCAACATCGAGCGCCGGCTGCGCAACGTCGACCTGGCGGCCAACTACATCCGCATGGCCTGGAACGACGACGACGAGGGGATCCACATCTTCCAGATGCCCTTCGGCGCCCCGTCGGGCTCCGTGCTCACGCATTGGTTCTGGGACACGAAGGTCGTGGCGCCCTGGGAGGACGTGATCGGCAACGCCAGCGACACCGGCCCCCAGCCCACCGCGGTTTTGAACCACGACGCCGACGCAGCCGACGACCGCGTGCTGCTGATCGGAGGGGAGGACGGCTTTGTGCGGCGCTGGGACCGCGACGCCAAGGACGACGACATGGTCGCGATCGACGCGCGCGTCCTGATCGGCTCTCTCGCTAGCTCCGATGTCACCCAGGAGATGCGCTACGTGGGCCCGCGCGTGGTGCTGGCCGACGAGCAGGACGGCGCCAGCTACGAGCTCTTCTCGTCCGACGAGCCCACGGTGCCCGGCGTGGCGATGCACACCGGAGGCCTGGGGCCGGGGCGCAACCCCATGATGCGGACGCGCGTGCGGGGCTCCTACGTCTTCCTGCGCATCCTGAACGCCTCCATGAACCAGCGGTTCGCCATCGAGGAGGCCTCGGTTATGGCCTTCCGCGCGGGCCGCAAGCGCGTGAGGACGGCCGACTGATGGTTCGCCAGGACAAGCGCAAGTCTCGCCGGACGGCCGACCGCGTCGGGCGCGGGATGCTCGGCGCAGACCGGCGGACGCGCCGGCGCGAGAACAAGCGCCAAACCGAGCTCGATCTCGATCCCGAGGCACTGGAGACGGACAAGGACGGCCGGGTGACGCTCTCCCTGTCCCTGCCCCTCGCGAAGAAGCTCACCGAGCTCCTGCGGGGGGCCGGCCTGAAGATCGGGAAGGGCGGGGATCTCGAGGTGGCCCTCGGCCCAAGCCTCGGCCTGGACACCCAGGGGCGGGTGGCCAGCGTCGTGGGCGATTCAATCGCGCGCCTTGTGGACTCCACGGGCGGCACAGTGGATCCTGGCGGAGACGTGAGCGGCGTTACGGCGAGCGACATGGCCACCGTGCTCGACAAGGTGAATCGGCTTCTTGACGCCCTGAGCGCAGGGCAGGTAGGTGCATAATGGGATTCTTCGGCGACCTCAAGGACTCGATCTTCGGCGAGGACCCTGGCGAGACCTTCGGCAAGCGGAAGAAGTACATCGGCCAGGCGCGCGGGGAGCTCGACGCCGGCTTCACCGCCGCCAGGGGCGAGATCGGTGCTGGCGTCGAAGCCCAGACGGCCGGCCTCGAGGCCGCCGAGCGCAAGACCAGCTCGATCAGTCGCGGCGCGCGTCGCGACGCCAAGGACCGCAGCACGAAGCTGCAGGGCCTCGCGACCCTGCGCTACGGTGCCGGCGGCAAGTACGGCACGACAGCGCTCGATCAGGCCCGCATGGGGATCCAGTCGAGCCTCACGCGCGATCTGGAGTCCATCGACTCGTCCATGGCCGGCCTCTTCTCGCAACTCGCCACCCGGAAGGGCGAGGTCCAGGGGCAGGGCAGATTCCAGCTCGCGCGACTCGACCAGCAGCGGGGCTCCTCGCAGGCCGGCCTTTCGACTCAACTTGCGGGGCTCGTACCCCAGCAGGAGGGAATCTTCGGAGATGTCCTTGGGACCGCGGCCGGCATTGGCCTCGCGGCAGCGATCTAGCCATGCCGTACATCAGCCCCAGGGGGTTCTCGAGGGGGATGGATCGGGGAGTCCAGGTCGGGCTCGCCGGCAACAAGCGCCGTCGGCAGGAGAAGGAGGACAAGAAGCGCGAGGAGTACGAGGCCGCCATCCGCGACGCCCAGATGCGCCAGATCGAGGAGATCGGCACCGAGGAGCTCCAGGGGGCCACCGAGGGAGCGGTCCGGCGCACGGTCCAGGGGGGCGGTGTCGGGCCCCTCGGGCTCAACCCGGAGGCTCTCGCCGGCGAGATGCAGCAAGTCTCCCCGCTCGAGCGGCGCGTCGCGCAGACCAAGGAGATAGCTTCCCGGCTCTCGCCGCAGCACCGCCAGCAGTTCATCCAGGAGGAGCATCAGCGGCTCCAAGAGCAGGCGCTCACGCGCGCGCGCCGGAGCGTCATGGACGGGGTCCAGGACCGCCTAGCGACCGGTGCGTACACGTTCGAGGGGGACACGGAGATCAGCCCCGAGATCGAGAGCCGGCTCCAGACCTTGATCGAGGGCCTCGAGGCGGACGAGATCGATCCGATCCAGGCCCAGGAGATCGAGGCCCAGGTGCTCGGCGCCGTGAAGAAGACGAGCCAGCAGCGCCTCTTGAAGGAGCGCGGGAACGGCATGGTCGACCGCGAGCTCCAGAGCGCGATCCAGTCGGGGAACGGCACCTACGCCGGCGACTTGGAGCTCCTGAAGGCCGCCTGGAACACCGGGGAGTTCGACTTCGACGACCTCGTGGACGGGATGTTCGAGTCCAAGCACGGGCGCAAGACGTCGCGCGCGGCGGGCCCGAGCGCGCTCGATCTGCGCGAGAAGGCGATCGAGCTCTCGATGAAGCAAGAGGGCAGCGTCTCCGCCGAGTCGATCGAGCGCTACCTCGAGCTCCTCCAGCCCGAGCAGGAGCTCACGCCCGGGCAGGTAGCCGAAAACGAGCAGTCCTACGCCGCCCAGGTGCAGGCCGCCTACGGCGAAAACGGCCGCCAGGCACCGGGAGGCGAGAATGCATCACTTCCTGATGCAAATGCATCACCGGCTGCGCGGGGCGGATCTGAGGCGGATCCGGGGCAGAAACGCACCGGCGGGCGCCCCCCCGCCTCGTTCAAGAGCCTGCCGAAGGGCAGGCGGACGAAGATCATGGCGCGGCTCAAGCGTGCGATCGTGAAGGGCGAGGACCTCGCCAAGGTCGCGAGCTCGCTCGACTTCGACCTCGAGAGCCTGCCGGAGGCTGAAGAGAAGGCCCTGATCCGCGCGGCCAAGGGCAAGAAGAAGGACTAGCGATGGGCGTTCTCGAGCGCCTCCAGGAGGCTTCCGCCCCCGAGCAGGACCTCCGGGCCACGCTCGCGGCTCAGGAGGAGCGGACCGCGGAGCGCGGCAAGGCCTTCCGCGCCGAGGAGCGTAAGAAGACGACCGTCTTGTCTCGGCTGGAGGCCGCACGCCGCCCGTCGCGCAGGGAGAAGGGCCAGCAGGCCGTCTCGTCCTTCGTGGGCGGGGTGGCCGAGATGCCGGCGGGCATCATGGACTCGATCGGGATCGCGTCGGAGATCGCCTCAGAGTCGGGTGCGTTCCAGTTCGGCGGGCCTGGGAGTCCGGGCACCGCGGGCGGGAAGCTGATCGGGCGCAAGGCCAAGGAGTACGCCACCGCCATCCGCGACGTCGCCAAGTGGGCCGTTCCTGGAGCGGAGAAGGCCGCCGACTCGTTCGCGTACTCGACCGTGCCCCAGGCCCTCGGGTCGGGCGCGGGCTTCATCGCCGGCGGGGCGATCGGCAAGGCCCTCGGCGCCACCGCCAAGGCGACGAGCATGGGGCTGGGCGCCATGATGGGCGGGTCGGCGCAATACCACGACGCCAAGATGAGCGGCGCGTCGGACAAGGACGCCTGGAAGGCCTGGGGGCTCGGGATGCTCGTCGGGACCTCGGAGGCCGTGGGCATCGGCCGGATCCTCGACCGCGCAGACAAGACCAGCGGGGGCGGTCTGAAGCGCCTCCTTGTGGACGTGCTCGTGGAGGGCGGCGAGGAGTTCCTGCAGGAGGCCTTCCAGACCGAGGCCTCGAACATCATCGCGGCCGACCTCGTCGGGTACGACAAGGATCGCAAGTGGCTCGAAGGGGTCCTGGAGGGCGGTTCCGCCGGCTTCTTCTCCGGCGTCATCCTCTCCGTCATCACGACCATGGCCGGCCGCCGGAACATCGCCGCCCCACCCGGACCGCGCGCAGAAGAGCCCGGCGCCCCCGGTGTCGAGGCTGGCGGCACGCCCGAGGGGACGCCGGAGTTCGAGCCCGTGGTCGCGGCTGCCGAGGGGACCAGCGACGAGATCAAGGCAGGACTCCGCGAGGGTTACATGGGCCCCGAGTCGATCGTCTCCGGCCAGCGCAAGGCTGGATTCACGGACTCGGGCGCCGAGGCCGCCAGGGCGCGCGAGATCGGGCTCGAGGTCTTCTCGGTGAAAGGACAGGACCGGACGTGGTTCGTCTACCACGCGCAGGGAGAGAGCGCCGACGAGCTCGCGCAGCACCTTGCCGAGAAGGGGTACGGCGGCACGACCGAGGACAAGCTCGAGCTCTCGCGGCTGGCCGGGTACTCCGAGGAGTCGATCGAGCAGTTCCGGACGGCGCTGGAGGGAGAGGAAGGAGCACCGACAAAACCCCCGGAAGCGGCCAAGAAGGCCGAAAAGGAAGAGCAGGCCGAGCTCGAAGCGCAGATCGAGGCCGAGAAGGAGCACCGCCCCGCCACGACTGCCCACCGCGGCGAACTGGCTAGGCAAGCCAAGATCCTGGGGGTGCCCGACGAGGAGCTCGAGCAGGCGAAAAAGTCGCTTGCCAGTGCTGAGAACGCCGATTTCGCCCTCGAGCAGATCCTCGAAGAATGGACGGCTGAGGAGGTAGAGCCCGAGCCAGAGAAGCCCAGCACGGCCGAGAAGGTCACGAAGGCCATCGAGGGGGCCAAGGAGGAGGGCCGCCAGGAGGAGCGGCGGAAGGGGCAACGGGCCTTCAAGGGCAAGGAGCGCCGGAAGGTCCCCACGGAAACCGAGGAGGAAGGGCCGGAACAGATCGACCGCCTCGAGAAGGAGCTCGCCAGCCTGACCGAAGAGCAGAAGAAGCTCGACAAAGGGGACGTGAAAGGGGCCGATGAGGTCCGGGAACGGCGAACGGGCGCCTTGGCGCAAACGGAAAAACTCCCATCGCCCGAGCCGGGAAAAGAGGACACCGCCCGCCAGGAGGCCAGGAAGCGCATCGCCGAGATCGATCGCGAGATGGCGGCGCTGGAGGGCAAGCGGCGTAGGGCCAAGCTCCCTGCGACCAAGGAGAAGCACAAGAAGGCCCAGATCGCCATTCACGAAGAGCGCGGGCGGCTCACGGCCGACCTTGCCCTGGGACTCACGGTCGACGAAGAAGCCGACATCGACGACGTCGAAAGCTCCGGCGTGCCGTACGACCCAGGAGAGGCGCCGGCGGCCATGGCGGCAGGCCTTCCCGCTGACCCCATGGGTGGTGGGGGCGCGAACCTCGGCGCCCCCATTGGGGGTCGACTCATCGGAAGGCTTGCCGCCTCTGCTGCGCCCACCAAGGGCAAGCCCGTCAGTGCCCCACAGATAATCGATGCGCTCTCGAAGGTGCTCACCGCGGCCGGCACCGCCTCTCCGATCCGCTACGGGCGCATGGGCAACATGAAGGCCCGCGGCGTCTTCCATGTCGGGCCCGAGGTCATCCGGGTCAAGGCGGCGAACAACGTGGCCACCGCGGCGCACGAGGTCGGCCACGCCCTCGACAAGGCCGTCTTCGGGTGGACCGCCGGCGACGGTGGCCCGTGGAAGAAGAAGAACGTCTCGCGCAAGTTGCAGGCGGAGCTCGCGAAGATGGGCAAGGCCCTGTACGGCAAGCGCAAGCCCGCCGCGGGGTACAAGCGCGAGGGGTTCGCCGAGTTCATCCGGCTCTACACGACCGCTCCGGCAGAGGCCAAGTCCACCGCGCCCCTCTTCTACCGGTGGTTTGAAGACTCGTTCCTCGTCGACCGTTGCCCGGCCTGCAAGAAGCCGCTGCTGGAGGTGCGCAAGCTCGCGGACCGCTGGCGGGACCAGGGCTCGAAGAAGCGCGCGCAAGCCTCCATGGTCGAGCAGCCGGGTCTCGCCGGGCGCTTCAAAGAGGGCGTTGACGCCATCCGCCGGTTCTTCACCGTGGAAGCCTGGTTCGAGATGGCGCAGCCGCTCAACGAATTCGCCAGGCAGGCCGAGAAGGGTCTCGACCGCGAGCTCGCGCCGTCCGAAGACCCCTACTTCACTCTCTCCGCGCTGCGCACGACGCACGACGCCAGGGCCGAGTACATGATCGGGGAGTCCATGATCGACATCGCCGGCAACCGCACCGGTCCGGCGCTTGAGGACATCCGTGGGCTCGTGAGGGGTCGCTACCGAGACTTCTCGATCTACCTCTGGGCCAAGCGGGCAATGGCGCTCTGGACAGACCCCAACGGCAGTCGAGACCCCGGGCTCTCCCTGATGGACGCCCAGCAGGTGATCGAAGAGCTCGACAGCCCCCAGTTCCAGCTCGCCGCGGACAAGGTCTACGAGTGGAACGAGGGCGTCTTGAACTACGCCGCGCAGGCGAGCCCGTCCATGGCGCGCGTCGTGCAGCGGATCCGCGACGTCGATCCCGGCTACTACATCCCCCTGCAGCGCGAATTCGCCGAGCTCGACTCGCTCTGGGCCGCGAGGTCCGGAGGCGCGGGGTCCGAGTCGGGCGGCATCGTGAAGTTGCTCCGTGGCTCTGGGCGTCGCGTGAAGAACCCCTTCCCCGTGATGATCGCCAACGCGCGCAAGACGATCCTGCTCGCGCACCGCCGGCTCGTCCTGGATCAGATGATTCGGCTCTCGGGGGTCGAGGGCATGGGGCACCTGGTCGTCGAGGTTCCCCGCGACCGCGTGCCGGTGGCCTCGCGTAGCGTCGCCGACCTGATCGACGAGCTCTCCAAGACCGTCTTCGAGAAGACCGGCAAGGTGCTCGCTGCGGCCGAGGGCGAGGCCCTGATGTCCAGCCGTGGCGGGAAGCTCCTGCCGGTCGAGGGCGCCAAGGCCGAGGAGACCGACACGCTCGACCTGATGGGCGAGACGCTGACATTCTTTGCGCCGGCGGCCTCGCCGCGCCAGGGGGAGGTCCCCGTCATCCCAATGTGGGACAGCGAGGTCGGACGCGTCCGATGGTTCGAGGTCGACGCGCGCCTGTTCAAGACGCTCGCCGGCATGGACGTGTACCGCCTGCCGAAGGTGCTGGATCTGTTCCTCGGCCTGCCGGCGGAAATCTTCCGGGCCGGCACGACTGGCCTGCGTGCGTCCTTCGGGCTCATCACGAACCCCCAACGCGACGTGCAGACCTTCGCCCTCAACACGCAGAGCTCGGCCTGGGCGCCGCGCCTGTTTGGGGAGTGGCTCATGCAGTTCGGTAACGCGGCGCTCCACCGCGCAACCGGCGGGAAGTACGCGTCCCCGTACCTGGACGCGTTCCGGCGTCTGGGCGGCGAGATGGCCCAACCCCTCGGCCAGGACATTCGCCACACAGACCGCGCCGCCCGGCGCCTCTTCCAGGGGCCGGTGATCCGCGTTCTGGACCCCCGCAACGCCTTCGACTTCCTGCGCGACACCCTGCAGTTCCCCGAGTCCGCCGCGCGCGTGGCCGAGCTCAAGCTGCTCGCCAAGAAGATCGGCTGGGCTCCAGGGCAGCCGATGACGCTCGACCAATCGCTCGAGCTCCTCCTGGCCGCGAAACAGGTGACGACCGACTTCTCCGCGGCCGGCGAGTATGGCCGGATGTGGAACCGCGTCGCCCCCTTCCACAACGCCGCCCTGCAAGGCCCCAGAGCCAACGTGCGGGCCTTCAAGCGCAACCCCGCCCGGTTCCTCTGGAGGGGCCTGGAGCTCGCCTCGATCACGCTGGCGCTCTGGTGGTGGAACAAGGACAAAGAGTGGTACAAGGAGCTCTCTTCGGAGGCGAAGGCCCTCTTCTGGCACGTGCCGTTCAACTGGAACGGACGCGAGGAACTCGTCCGGATTCCTCGCGCCTTCGAGCCCGGCATGATGTTCGGCGCCATGCCCGAGATGTTCGCGGACGCCTGGTACCAGCAGGAGCCCGAGACGGCGAAACGGTGGTTCTCGCAGTTCTTCGAGGTGCTCACACCCAACGTGGAGCCGGTGCTCTTCGACGAGATGGCCGATCAATGGAGCAACCGAGACCGCTTCTGGGACACGCCGATCGTTCCGACTCGCGACGCGCGTAAGCCGCTCGAGGAGCAATACAGCGAGTACACGAGCCGCGTCGCTCGATTCACCGGTGAGCTCTTCGGGGCTTCGCCGAGGCGCATCGATCACGCCATTCGTGGCGTCTTCGGAGGGGTGGCCTCCGACGTGATCGACGCGGTCGGCCTGGGCGGCAAGGCCGGTGGGCGTGGTGATGAGCCTGCCGACATCGCCGTCCTGGGCCGGCTCTTCCAGCGCGGTGGGGCGATGGGCTTCCACCCCAAGTCGATCGACCGGCTGTACGACACCCTGGACGAGTACCGGCTGCGCCAGGCATCCGATCGCGTCGAGGAGACTCACGTTCAGGGCCAGGTGCGACTTATGCTCGCCGACGCCACACGTGCAGTCTCGGCGCTGTCGTACATCAGGAGTCAGACGGACGACACGGACAAGCGCCGGGCGCTCGTGCGCGAATCGGTGTTGCTGGCCAAGGAGGCCCTCGAGCAGGCCAAGGGGGGCACGGCCGCCAGGGAACGGTTCCGGGCGCTGCGCCGGAGCGCTGAAGCCCGGAAAGACGCTTTGAAATAAGGGGAGTTTGAGATGACGGAAAGCGAACACGTCGCGCGCCTCGAGGGACGGATCGAAGGGTACGAGCGAGCCCTGGACGCTACCTCAATGCGCGTAGATGGGCTCCACCGCCATATTTGGAGCCAGGAGGCCGGCAAGCCCGGTATCGCCCTGCGGCTCGATCGAGTCGAGCGCGTTCTGTCTACTATGCTGAGGATCGGCTACGCCGTCGGCGGGGCCGGACTGCTCTGGAAGATCCTGGATCTGATCGGACACGCCATTCAGGACGGGACTTCCCTGTGAGAGGAGACCCATGAAGACACTAAGACGATTCGTCGTCGCGCTCACCCTGGCCATGGCGCCGGCGCTTTCGGGATGCACGGCCGAACAGATCATGACGCCCGAACAGACGGCCCAGCTCGAGGCCCTGGACGCGTCCGTCCAGGAAGCGACCGCCGCGGCCCAGGCGGCGGAGAGCGGCTCTCGGGCGGCTCTCCGTGAGGTCGGCGAGGCCATGAAGTCGGGGGACGCTACGGCGACGCTGGCCGCCATGCAGGTGTTCGAGTCGGCGAAGGCCGCCTTCGAGGCGGAGACGCTCGCGCTCGATGCGCAATACAAGGAACGCGACGACTTCATCAAGGAGGCGATCGACTCTCGTACCGGCCCCGTCACCGGATTCGTGGGGTCGCTTGTGGCGACGATGTTTCCCGCCGCGGCCCCATTCACGGGGCTGCTGGACTCTCTGACGCTTCCAATCGGGGCCCTCTTCTTCAAGAGACCCCGCAAGCGGGCTCTGGAGCTCGGAAAGAACCTCGTCAAGCTCAAGGTGGGCGACGCGATCCAGGACGTCGGCAAGTACCTGGGCTACATGCACTCGAACACCGATCCCGCCATGGTGCTCGCCGGCGCCCGTAAGGCGGCGCTGGACGCCGGGGACACCGCCATGGCCGCCACGATCGAGAACATTATTCCGCCCACGGCCACGTAGGGCGGTGGAGCCCGGTAAAGGCGAGCGCATCCTCCAGTTTTGGGGGGTGCGCTTTTTCGTAGGTGGTGGCAGACTTTCGCTGGGGCGCCCCGGCTTAGAAACCGGGGGGCAGTAACGGGGGGATGTGTAGCCCTCCACGCCCACGTTCCCGCAACTCAACGTCTGGAGGTGAGGCGTGGCCGAAGAGCAAGAGGTCGAGCATCTGTCCCCGAGTCAGCTCGGGATGTTCCTGCGTTGCGGCGAGGCCTACCGCCGCCGCTACGAGGAGGGCGAGAAGATTCCACCCGGCATCGCGATGATAAAGGGCTCCGCCGTCGACGGTGGCGTGATGCACAACCTCGAGCAGAAGATCGAGAGTCGCGAGGACCTCGCGCTCGATGACGTGCTCGCCGCGACCGACGAGGCCTGGGAGGGTCGCATCCGTGAGGGGTTCGAGCTCTCCGAAGAGGAGCGTTCCGTCGGGCGCAAGAAGGTCCTCGGCCTGCAGAAGGACTCCGCCATGCGGATGACGGCCCTGTACCAGGAGGAGCTCGCGCCGACCGTCCAGCCGAAGCTCGTGCAGGAGAACATCATTCTCAAGCCGCGCCCAGACCTCGAGCTCTGGGGCATTCTCGACCTCGCGACCGAGGAGGACTTCGTCGTCGACCTGAAGACGTCGAAGCGCAAGAAGCCAGCCGGCGACGTCGACGCGAGCGATCAACTCACGTGGTACGCCGCGGCCTTCAACGCCAAGTATGGCAGGCTCCCCGCCGGCGTGCGCTTCGATGTTGTGGTCGACACGGGCAAAAACCTATCGACCCAGCAGATCGAGGGCACGCGCGATCAGCGCCACCTGAAGGCCCTGAACGCGCGCGTAGGTGTGCTGATCGAGGCGCGCGAGAAAGGCGTGTACCACCCAGCCCCCGACCTCAACGTGTGGTGGTGCTCGCCAAAGTTTTGCGGCTATTTCCCAACCTGCAAGTACGTTGCCGGGAGAGAGTGAAGGCATGGCACGTCGCAGTCGAGCAGAGATGGGCCTGTACGAAGAGGCGGTCGAGGCGCTCAGCTCCCAGTTCAAAGACGATCTGAACGCCGCGTGGAAGGAGCTTGCCGGCGGCGATCATGGTCGGGCCGTTGAGGCCGCGGGCTACGTTCTCTCTAACGCGATCCTGTCTGCTAGGGGGATCGCCGGAAATGACTTCCCGCGCGTGATGGCGGACGCGATGGATTATGCGGGAATCAAAACGGAACGCATCGACCTCGATGCTCTGCCGCCAGCCGAACCCCCGAGCCCCAACTAGAGAGAGACGACAATGACGGATGAACCGCAAGCCCAAGCCGTCGCGGCACTCCCGCGCGACTTGGCGATCCTAAAGATGGAGAACGAGACGATCGTCGCCATGGCGGCGGCTCGGCCTCGGGACTACAAGAAGATCCTCGAGGAGCTGAGGGAGCAACTGGAGACCTACCCGACGTTCGCGGCTGCGGCCGTGTACTGCAAGCCGGTGGGCAAGGACAAGGACGGCGTCATGCAGTACGCCGAGGACCTATCGATCCGCGCGGCCGAGGCGCTGGCGGAGGCGTACGGGTTCAACCGTGTGGCAACCTTCGTCGACCTCGTCGAGGACGACCCCGACAAGCTGCGCGTCTCCGCCTCGTTCACCGACTACCAGCGCGGGCGCGTGTGGTCGGACTCCGTTGTCATCTCCGCGTGGTACACGACGAAGTACGGCAAGGCCAGGCGCCACAACCACGACCGTTTCCATAACATCGTGATGAAGGCCGAGCGCTCCAAGCTCGTGCGCGAGGTAATCATTCGCTCGGTGCCCGCCGGCATGAAGTCGGAGCTGAAGGCAATCGCCATGCGTCTCCAGGCCCAGGGGCTCGACGATACGGCCATCGAGAAGATCATCCAGGCGTGGGACGGCAAGGGCGTCGACCTCGAGGCGCTCGAGACCGCCATCGGAAAGACGCGCGCGAACTGGACTGTGTCCGACCGCCGGCGCCTCGTGCACCTGTGGCAGGCCGTGAAGGAGGGCGAGACGACCATCGGGGAGATCCTCGGCAAGGACGACCCGCCGAAGAAGGAGCGCACCGTCGTCGAGGGCGAGGACAAGGAGGACCTCTTCGGCGCCGGCGACGGGCACCTTCAGACCCCAGAGGGCAAGGCCGCCTGGCAGGCGGAGCACGTCGAGGAGGTGGACCGCTTTCGCTCACCCTCCGAGGGCACCGAACTAACGCCCGAGGAGCGCAAGAAGCTCGAGGCCGCCGTCGAGGCCAAGCTGGCCAAGGAGAACCCGTCACCCAAGAAGAAGACGCGGAAGCGCGCCTGCGGGGTCTGTGGCAAGCCGACAACGGACAAGCTGTGCCCCGCCTGCCAGAAGTGGCAAGACGCCGCCGACGCCAAGAAGGCGGAGAAGAAGGCCAACGGCGACCCGCCGCAGACGCCCACGGAGAAGGCGGAGGACTACGGCGTTCCGCAGGCCGAGCTCGATGCGATCATGCGGGGGGAAGACTGATGACGGAGCTTCAAGAAAAGCTACTCGCGGCGACCTCGGTGGCTGAGGCGTGGAGACTCTACGAGTTCCATATCCTGCCGGTGGCTGCCGGCCCGAATCAGCGGCGCGAGACGAAAAAGACCTTCTACGCCGCGGTCGACTGGATCTTCAACCGAATGATGGTCGCCGTGGACGATGAGGAAGCGGCGGAGCGGCTGATGAGGGGGATCTCGCTGGAGATGGACGAGTACGTCGAGAACCTCAGGCGGATCACGTGAGCCGCGTTCAACACCGGTTCCGCACGTGGTCTCCGTTTCCGGCCACGGCCAGGCACAAGTGGCGGCTCGTGCGGCAGGGGTACAGCCTGTCTGTCCGCCGACTCGGGTCGGGTGACGCTTGGCTTTGCGTGGGCGGCATCGGCGTACTGAGGCTCGGCCGGTGGTAAGGCACTCGTTCAAACGCGCGCCCCTGATAAGGGTCTCGCCCAAGGAACTGCGCACAGTCGACGGCATTTTGTTCGCCTCAGGGGGAGAGTCGAGGCGCTACCTAGAGCTCCGGTTGCTCCAGGAACAGGGGCATATTGTCTTCTTCCTGCTGCAACCCAGGTTCGAGCTCGGGGGTGGCACAAAATACACGTCCGACTTCCTGATCTTCTGGCAGGATGGGAGGACGACGATCGAGGACGTGAAGGGGTATCGGACCCCCAAGTACATCAAAGCCAAGAAACAGGTCGAGGCCCGCTACCCGATCACAATCACGGAGATCCAGGCATGAGCAAACTTCCGGATGCTATTCAGCTACTCGTGGTCTTGGTCCTGGTCGTCTTCGCCGTGTACGCCGTTACAACCGGCGGAGCGAGCGCGGCCGGTCCGCGCAACATCGAATTGGCGGGGGGGAGCCGCGCCGTAGCGAGCAACGGCGCGGACACCCGGGACTTTACTCTCTCGTCCTTCCCCCCCGCCTCCTCTTCCCCCGTCCAGGATCTCCGTGCGGCAAGGACGGACGAATCGACTTCGTCTAGTTCCGTCGCGGGAACAGCGGTGCTCGATCCTGGGCGGGACCTTCTCAACGACATTGCCGGCGACATCGGCGACGGCTGGCTCCCGACCGAAGAGGCCTTCGTCGCGCAAGTCGACCTGCGCGTCGGGAACGTCGCGGCGCTCGGCAACGCACACGTGCTGCGCCTCTTGGGCGACGAGGCGCTCTCCTGGCCGACGTACTACTCGGCGCTGCAGGAGGACGGGTACCTCGCGGACTCTCTCGAGATGCCGACAGACGCCGACGTGCGCCGTCTCTGGCCCGCGAGCGTGGACAAGTTCTCTAGCGCGCTCTGGCACTGGCACCGCGCGGCGGAGGCCGAGGAGAACGCCTACGCCATGGAGCGCCGCGGCCCGTCCTTCGACGTCCTGATCGAGTTCGCGGAGGGCGAGCAGTTCGCCGGCGACCACGCCTGGACCTCGATCTTCCACCAACGAGACGCCTACGCGCACTGGGCCTTCCTTATGCGCGTGGCGGAACGGCTCCGATGAACAACGGGAATCCCCGTAACCCCTGAGAGGACCTTATGAAGCTCTTGCACACTCTCGCCGCGCTGGTAGCGCTCGCGGCCACCGCCGTCGCTGACGTCCGTGACGGGAGCACGTACCGCTACGGCGGCGCTTCCGTCACCGTGTCGATCAGCGCGAACCCGACACTCAATACCGTCTCCGTCACCTACCAATCCAGGGGCGTGACCTCCGGGCCCCACACCGGCACGCCTGGGAGCTCTAGCTCCTCGTCGAACCCGACAACCTCCGCGGCGCCGGCCAGCGGCTCGATCGGTGGAAACGAATTCCGTGTAAGCAACGGGAGGATGCAAAAGCGGAACACCGACGGCACCTGGTCGAGCATGGGCCGCCCGCGCAAGACGCAGGGCGTGGGGCAACAATGGGTACGCGCAGGAGACCGCGTACCGCGCGACGGCGTCCTCGTCGCGGATGAGCTACCTTTCGATGGCCTCGAGCAACGGCTCGACCCGCTCGCCGTTCCACTACCCGTCAAGGCGTTCGACACCTTTCCCTTTGACGGGTGGTTCGGCGACGACGTGACGACCCTACCGGGGGATCCCTGGGAAGTCTGAGGCGTCGGCACTCTTCTCTGGGGCGTCGTGTCGGTTGGGACACGGCGCCCCTTTTTCGTGGAACCGGGGTACGGTTGTGGGATGACACCGAACAAGCTATCGGACTTCCGAGACCCGTTTGCCTTGCCCCCGGCCCTGGCTCTCCTCAGAAAAAACGAGTGGGGCATGGGCAACGGACAGTGTCGTGAATGCGAGGGGGTGAACCCGGGATGGGCGTACGGGATGAGCAACCACGGACAGGTCGAGCCACACGAAACAGGGCATACGCGCACGTGCGGCGTGGCGGCTGCCATAGAGGATTTAGGCCAGTCCGCGTTTAGGAAGCGCGCGCGGCGCGAGCGCAGGAGGAAGGCGTGAGCTACTTCGGCATCGGCATCTACCAGGGCAAGACCGAATCAAACGTGGGGACGCTCTGGCGCTCCGCGTATCAACTCGGCGCAGCGTAGGCGACCTGATGGCACTTCCGCCCGATCCGTTGAGAACGTACCTCGCGACGAACGTCATTCGCATGGATCACGTCCTCGAGCTCCTCATGCTCCCCGACGAAGAGCTCGTCGCGCACGTTGGCCCGCGCTCGGCAAAGTTTCTTCGAGAGTTCGAGGACGCCCTCTGGGCTCCGCCCGACCCCACCATCTAGGCCCTCCCCGCGACCTCACCACAACCCTTGGTGACGACGACGACTGCCGGGGAGGGCCGCACCCTGGATAGAAAAGAAGCCGCTTCCGGAGGGGGAAGCGGCTTCCTTGACCTGGCTCCTTGCGGAACTAGGGTGCGGTTGTGACATCGCGACGCAAGTGTAGGCGACGGCCGGGGGAGACGCAAACGTGAGGACGCCCCCCGAGTTCGAGGTACAGGCGCAACTCTACGCCGCACTCCTGTCTGTCCTGCGCCCCGGGTACAGCGTTCGGGGCGAGGTGTGCATCGGCAGGAAGGGGAGCCGCAAGGTGGGCAGGGGCCGGAGGAGGCTCGATCTGGTCGTCTACCGCGGCAATCAGGCCTGTCTCGGCATTGAGGTGAAGAAGGGGAGGGGGCGCTTCGTCCCCCATGACACCGAGCCCCACAAGCCGGCCTGGCAGGCCCAAATGGCCCGCTATCGAGCCCTTGTGGACTACCCTTGCGTCCTCGTCGCGGGAGTGACTGGCATCGACAAGTTCCTCGCCGCCCTCCCCCGGCTCTATCCGAGCCTCGCAAGAACACCGGAATGGCACGCCACATCCGGAAAACAGGTGGTGTCCGGGGGCGTCCGCAAGGAGCTCTCAACCGTCCAGGGGGATAAGTGCTCGGAGGACGTTACAAGTCCGGGCCGGCTCACCCACCTCAGCCCGGCAGGTGGTCGGGCAACTCCCGCGTAGCGCGGCCCGCTGTCCTAACACTGGCTCCGGGATTCCTGCTGCGCACGGGGGGAGGGGGGGCTATGGCAAAAACCCGCGAGCGAGAAAACCGAAGTCCTGCGCCCGATCTAGGGCGCATCCTCCAAGATCAAAGATCCGCAGGATCACCGCGCAGAGGCCGCGCCCCGAAGGGGCAAAGGAGAGACACTCGTGACCGTGATTCAGGAGATGATCGAGACGATCGGCAAGGGCCGGCCGTCGTGGAGTAGCAGGGGGCGCGCGTCCGCACGCCTCAGGTGGAAGGCGGCCTTCGCCGGCGTGGAGTCCGAGGTCCTGCGCAGGGCCGCCGTGGGCTTCCTGAACCATCAGAAGGGCATTCCGGACACGTACAAGCTCTGGGCTGAGATCCGCCGAGTCCGGGGCGCGCGGGTTCCGGAGTCCGGGCTCGCGCCCTGGCGCTGGGGCTCGAACGAGCGCGCCGACATTCAGGCCGAGCTCGAAGAGAAGGGCGACCCGCTCGCCGACTGGCTCGAGGTGCGTGGGATACCGACCGTCCGCAAGCCCGAGCCCCTGCGTTTTCCTAACGGGAGCGAAATACACGTGGGCGAGTCGAAGCTGCGCGGGGGGCCGGCATGAGCGCCACATGGAGAGCCGAGTTCCGCGACGTTGGCCGCGGCAAGAGGTCGTGGGGTGCGGACTTCAAGCGCCGGCCGACCGAGGTAATGCTCATTGGGGCGATCAGGAAGAAAAGGGCACTTGGGTCGCGCGGGATTGACTTCGACTGGGATGGCCTGAAGGCTGGGATCTACGTGGGGATGATCCGCCACGTGGGGACCGTGACGCTCAACGAGCTCGGGGGGCCGGCATGAGCATCGAAGAGCTCGCCTCGAAGATCCTGGACGCCCTGCAGTCGAAGGGTGCGCTGCTGCTCTTGGACGAGGACGCGGCGCGCGAGGTCGTGATGAAGACGCTAACGGGCGTGCCTGGCCCCAAGCGCAAGGACCTACCCAACCGCGCGCCGGACTTCGTCTTCTGGATCGACCACGGCAAGGACGGGACTACCGAGGTCAACTGCCTGCCTGGCGCCGTCGTGACCGTGCCCGACTGGGTCGGCCTCGCGGAGTGGACGCTCCACCATGGTTCGAGGGCGCTTTCTCAGTCGGAATCAATACACTACACGTTCGCCCTTCGGGGCATTGTCGAGGGCGCGCTCGAGTTCGCGCGCCTGGAGAGGGACCACGGAAAGACGTAACCGAAGGAGGGTCGGGAGATGAAGCTACGCGAGGACCTGGAGAGGCTCTCGGACGAGTACGGCGATCCCGCAACCGCCGGGTGCACGACGGGCGACTGCCCGCACGCCACAACGAACGAGTGCTACGAAGCGCTGATCGTTCACATCAGGGATATGGCCGCAGCCATTCAAAGTGTCGCCAACGGGAACACGCTCAGCCCTGGCCAAGTGCGGGCCGTGTGCCGGTGCCGGATGCTCCCCGACGACCACGTGCATCTGGACGAGCCGGCGTGATCTCGGCAGGCAAGGTAGCGCGGTCCGGCACCCTCAAGGAGCTTCCGGATAGGATCCGCGCCGAACTAAAAAAGCAAGGCTGGAGGATGCGCGAACACACGTGCACACTGTTCTATCTGGACGAAAACAACCCGTCCAGGCGCTTGGCCATCAGCGTGAAAAAAGATGGTTCCTGGAACGCTGTAGCGCAACAAGACTGGACCGACGCCCTTTGGGAAGACTGGGAGAAGATAGACCATGACACTTGAGAAATTCGAGCTCGGAACAATCGACAAGATCGACGCCGGCCGCATCTGCAGTCGGACTCGCAGCGGCGCATGGCCTGGTCGAACGCCGCCGTCAAGGAGGCGCGCAAGGTCAAGCTTGAGGTCACGATGACGCCGATCCTCGACCCCGAGGGATCAATGGAAAGCTGCGACGTTCAATTCCAGATCGTCGACCAGGTGCCCAAGCGCAAGTCGCGCGTCTACACACGCGCCGGGCTCTACTTCAACGAGATGTCGCCCGACGCGGTCCACCAACGCACGATCGACGACGCAACCGAACCAGAGAGACTTGAAAATGCTAACTGAAGCCATCGACCGAATTGCCTCCCTAGCACGAGAGGCCACGTCCGTCCAGCTCCTCACGCACGAGCTGCTACCCGACCAGGTATGTCAGCGCGTAGGCGACAGCGCCGAGTGGCTTCCCGCTCCACCCCCGCCGCGGAGCGGGGACCTGCACGGGCTAAACGACGTGCTCGCGGCGGCCAGCGATATGGCCCCATCGCCGGAGGTCTACCACGACACCGGCCTCGTGACGCTGCTGCTAAACCGGCAGGACCGGCGCGAGAAGATGATCGTGCCGCTCCACCTCTCCAAGAGGTACCAGACCGTCGCCGCGCTGGCGGCGGGCCGGGACTTCGACGTCCCCGCAGCCGTCAAGTTCCTCCGCTTCGAGCTGCACGGCACCAACGTCGGACACGTCATCGATGCCATCAGCCGAATCGACTTCACGCGGCGCAGCGAAGGGCACGCGAGCGTTGAGCACGGTAGGGAAACCCTCGGCAACTCCGTGGAGGCCGCGATCCAGCAGGCCGACAACGTGCCCGAGGCTTTCCGGGTGAGCGTCGACGTCTACACCAACCCCGGGTTCCGCTACACCATCCAGATCGAGTGCGGGGTCTACATCGACCTGGCGGCACAGAAGGTCCACCTCCGCACGCTGGCGGACGAGCTCGCCCTCGCCGAGGACGCGACCCAAGCCTTCATCCACGAGCAACTCACCGGCAACCTGCCGGATGGGACGCCGGTGTACGAGGGGAGGCCTGGGTAGTGTTCGGCCGGAAGAAGATCCTGTCGGATGTCGAGATTGACGACCTCCTAGAGCTCCTCGGGGATGCAGTTCACACCATCGAGGATGCGCGCGCGGAGAAGATCAAAGCGCAGGGCCTCGCCGGTGAGTTCCAAGCGGGGGGCGAGGCCCTGCGTGACCGCTGCGTGGCCCTGGAGGAGGAGAACGGCGGGCTTCGGTTCGAGATCAAAGACAAGCGCGAGGCGTTGGATGACGCGGCCAGGATCCTCGAGCAGCAGCGGACGGAGATCCACGACCGAGAAGAGGAGAACAGGGGGCTCCGGTTCGACATCGCCTCACGCAAGCGCATCGACACGGAGGGTGCACGTATGCGAGGGCTGGAGGATGCGAATGCGATCCTCAGGGACCAGATCAAGCATCTCCAGGAGCGCAACTCGGTCCTGGTTCGTGAAGGGCCCAGGCCCAAGACTGGGCGCTGCAAATCCTGCGGCACTACCGCTCGCCCATTCGGGTTCGGGCACGAGGCTTATTGCCCCTACGCAAGAAAATGAGAGACCCCGGCGACTCGGAGAAGCGCGAGGCTTCCATGGGGATTAGCGACCTGGAGCTCGCGAAGAGGTCCTTAGGCGCCGCCGTGCGGACGATGAAGTCGCAGCGCAAGATGATCCGGACCCTGGGCGGCTGGCTCGAGAAGTACGGCTGCCACCTGGCCACGTGCCACGGGGGCGAGAGCAAGGAGCCCTGCATCTGCGCCTGGGGCCTGGTCCTGGACGCCGTCCTCGGGCTTCGGCAGACTGAGGAGCCGAAAGGAGACGACGACATGATCGGAGTAGCAGACGCAGAGGCTTGTGGGATCCCGTTCAAAGAGCTCTCGACGTTTCGAGACTACGTCCGGAACAACTACGAGGGCGACCTCACCACGCTGCCGCCGGAGATCAAGTACGGCATCATTCACTCGTTCGCCAAGGAGTTCATTCAGGCGAAGGAAGAGCGGCTGAAGAAGCGCCAGATCGAGATGCGCCAACTGCGCGAGGTCGGGACCGAGGACCGCGAGCGCGAGCTCGAGCGCCACCGCGCGGGGCAACCGGACCAGACGCTCGACGACGTTGCCGATCAGGGCGAGGAGCAAGCGGAGAACACCGCACCGTCCCCGCTACCGGACTCCTCGAGCTCCCGCCGGCGCAGACGTCGCCGGCGCGGCAAGAGCGCGCGGCCGTAGAGACGAGACGGGGGACGCCCCCCCGAGTAAGGAGAAAACGCCCCCCGCATCCCGGGCGGCAACAAGCCCCCGCGGGGGAACGAGGCTACCGCATGAAGCACATTGCCGCTGGGTTCTTCACACTGGGGCTCATCGTGTGGGCCTCCTGCCAGCTTCCACCGGTCGTTCCGCCACCCGTCGTCGACCCGCCGCCGTTCGAGCCCTCACCCGACTCGATCACGTACCGGTTGACGAACGTCGGCGGCCGGTACCTGCGGATTGAGCTCCTCGACGGGGACATCTACCGCGAGATCGGCCGGCACTCCTTCACCGTCGAGGCCGAGGGCCCCGACATCGCGGACTACCTGATCGACAGCGAACCCGTCGACATGGACGCGCCGGTGCCGAGGGACGCGTGAGCGAGGAGCGCGAAGAGCTAGACGACTACGTCGAGGCTACCGGCCCGCCCTTCATTGGAGCGTCCGCCGACTACGAAGCGGCCCTCAACGCCGGCGCCAAAGAGCGGAACGTGACCCTCAAGGAGGGCATCGACATCATGCTTGGGAAGGACCCGAACGACGGCAGCGCGGAACCTAAGACCTTCGAGGCCGCCGTCGTCAACGCGCTCGAGAAGATCGAAATCACCTTCGGGCAGATGTTTGAAGCGCTCGAGAAGCACGACAGGCGGATCGAGCGTCTCGAGCCCGCGCCACCGCTGAAGCTGGAGGACTACCGGGAGTTCATCGAGCGGAGCCGGCCCGAGCCCGGGGAGGTCCGGAAGTGGGAGAGGCCCAAGGAGATGAGCCCGCTCGACCCTGCGACCTCCAAGGCCTTCGACGAGCTCTTCGACAACCTGAAGCTCGACAAGGGGAAGCCGGAAGACTTCTGGGCCCGCGCCGACGGTGCCCTGTACGAGGGCGCCGAGGGGCTCAGGGCCTTCGCCAAGCGCTACCCGAACATATGTGGCTGAGGAAGAAGCGCACCACCGGCCGGGATCGCGTCCTCGAGGGGTGTGGGCGCGTGATGGCCCACGGGGAGCGCTGTGGGGACGGGGCGTGGTGCGCCCCCTGTCGAGGCCTCGCGGACCGGCATGGCGTCGATCTCCCTCGGGGCGCGCCCGAGGTTCTGGAGCTCGGCGGGGTGAGCGAGGTTGATCTCGAATACCAGACTTTCGTAACGGCCACCGGGCCGGCCATGCTTGAATCGCCGGGGCCACAGGCGTAGCGTCTCCTCCACGGAACCTCGAGGCCCCGGGGACTGTTCCGGGGGAGTCTTGGCGGGACGTGCGGATCGGAGTGCTTCGGCACGAGGGTTTGGACTACCCCGCCAAACAGGCGCCAACGTGAGCGTCCTCGCGCGGCCATGAGGCGACCGGAACGAGTACGGCGAAGCATGTGCATTCACGCGGCTACCCTGGCGCCCAGAAACGCGCCCCCGAAGGTCTCTCGAGGGCCAGAGGGGGATTGTGGAGGTCTCGAGGGGCGGCGCCCGCCCCGCGCACGCCGGCTCGCTCTTTCGCCCATACGCCGGTCCGAGTACCGAGCGGGCGATCCTGGAGCGGGTTGGCGTGGTCGAAAACGCAGATCGAGGAATCTGGAGGGGCTTCGGTCCCCGTCGCACCCGTTTTTCACACCCACACCCACACGGAGAGACTGATGAGAGCCGAACTGGAGAAGATCGAACGCGAGACGATCCCCGAGCTGAAAGAGCGCATCGCCAGCCTGGGGCTCGTGAAGGGCGCCGGCAGCGGACACCGGGAGGTCATGGACCGCACGAACGTCCTCAAGGGCGTCGCCGAACAGCACGACGACCGCCTAAACAGCGCCGACGAGCGCCTGCTGGCTCTCGAGGAGACCCTCGTGGCCAGTGCGGGGCGCCTGGAAGCGCTCGAGGAGGTCTACGGGCGCTGGGCCGCCAAGGAGGAGCGCACGGATCTCGTCTCGATGGGCGACCTGGAAGCCCTCGCGCAGCGCATCCAAGCCCTCGAGGATCCGGTCACGGCGGCCTTAGCCGGGATCCAAGACGGCGAGGTTGTCGAGACCCCGAGCTCGTCCGAGATGGCGATGGACGCCGCGCGCAGCACCCAACCCACCATCGCCGACGAGGTGGCCGACGCGGAGCGCAAGGAGGCAGCGGAGGCGGAGACCGCCGGCGCCGACGAGCGCGAGGCAGAGCGGTCCATCGCGGCCGGGGAGGTGCTCTGATGGGCGAGAAAATCACGATCGGCGCCGGCGACATCGGCGAGATCAGCCTGGGCGCCCCGAAGGTGGCGGACCCCGTGGAGCGCCTCCACAAGGCGGAAGAGGCCGTGAGCAAGCTCGCGCAACTCGCCGACCGCCAAGGAGCGGCCATCCGCGCGCTCACGGAGCGCGTGGCAGCGCTGGAGTCGCCTGGATGAGGGGGCTCCTGGTCCTCCTCGCTGCGCCGGCGTGTATCGGGCTCCCCACTGAGGTCGAGCTCTACGCGTCGAGGTACCGGGGGGACCAGGACCTCAAGCATGGCGGGAGCGGGGACGTCGACGGCCACGAGGTCGGCGTCTCCCTGCACTTCCCGATCACGTACAGCGACGAACCGCCTGGGGCCACCACCCGTGAGCATTGCAGCAGATTGGCGCCAGCCCCGGCGCTTGAGCTCCCCTCCTCGGTGGTCCCGGGCGCCTCCCCTCCTGAGCCCGACCCGGAGCCCAAAGAGCCGGAGGAGCCGCCCCAGGAGCCCGTCGGGGCCTGGTACGAATCGGACAAGTTCCTGGCCTGGATCGAGCGCATCGTCCTTGTCATTCTGGCGGCTGGAGGGACGCTTGCCGGCAAGAAGGGCCTCGACGTTCACACCGAACGCAAACGACGGAGAAACCATGGTTGACGAGAAAGTCCGATACGGAGAGAACGTCTACGCGGTCAAGACGACGCACCTGAAGACGTGCCGTCTCGTCCACCCCTCTGGCATCTACCTGCCGCCGTCCTGCTGCACGTGTGGGGCAATGACGGCGAAGTTCTCGAAGGAGATCATCGTCGGCAAGAACATCGTCACCGACGCCGGCGACGTGTATTACGCCGAGCTCGGGGCTGGAGAGTCGCCGACCAACTTCGCGGCGCCGGACATGGCGTTGACGACGGCGCAAAACGCCCCGTCGAAGACGACGGACTTCTCGGACCTCACGACCATTCCGACGGGCGGGACGCAGGACATCGATGCGACCTACCCGATGACCAACGACTCGGACGCGAACAACCCTGGGACGACGGGGACCGATATCGTCACCTGGCGGCGCTCATGGGTCACGGCCAACGCGAACGGCACGATCATCGGGATCGCGATCTTCCAGTCGGCCGCCTCGGGCACCGACCCCCTGCTCATGCACGCGGCGTTCGGCGCGTCCTTTGTGAAAACCTCCGCCGACACCCTGGCCACGTACGTCAATCACCGCTTCAACGGCGTGTAGAGCCGATGACCTTCGTAACCGACACGAACCTCCTCCACGACTCCACCTTTCAGATCCGCATCTTCGGTGGGATGGTTTTCAACGCGATCACCATCGCGGGGGAAGCGCAGGGCGCGCAAGACGCGGACACCCACACGCGGCGCCAGGCCCTCGCCGTCGCCATCCTCGAACAGCCGGACCAATACTTCCGGCGGATGCTCGTGGCGTGCGCGTTCGAGGGTACGGCGGACGCCACGCCGAATGACTCCGAGGTGAACGCTCTCCTTGCGGCCGTCTGGAACCAGGTGGCCGGCGTCGTGACCCCAAGCATCTGATTGATCCGTGGTCGACTATACCGAGACATATGATGCGAGCGTCGTCGCCCACGCCTCGCTGGCGCTGAACGCCTCGACCAGCGGAGAGCTCGACGTCTCGGCCCTGCTCTCGGGCGTGCTCCAGATTTTCGCCGCCCCCATCGGGACCACGGCGAACGCCAGCGGCATGGACATCTACGTCGAGGTGACGGGGCACGCCACGGCTCACGACCAATGGACACGCGTTGTCGAGTTCAAGACGTCCACGATCGCGGCCTCTAACGTCACCGTGAACGCCGCGGAGGCGGCCGGCCAAACGGAGATCACGGTCGACGGCATCACGGGCATGGACCCGCGAGACTTCATCTACATCCAGGACCCGACCACGATCGCAGACTCCGAGTGGCACCGGCTCATGGATGCGGAGTCGACCTCTCTGTTCATCGAGGGTGGGCTGCAGAACGCCAAAGACACAAGTGATGAGGTTTTCGATCAAGCCTTCGTCGCAGCGCTCCCCATGGACCTTGCCGGCGTGCGCCGCGTGCGCGTGACGTTCAACCACCGCGTAAGCGCGACCGGCTCGACCATGCACGTGCTCGCGCTGATGTCGACCGCAGACGCCATCGAATAGGGGCCCGCGGTGGCCTCAATCATCAAGCCGGTCCCTTGGTGGCCTGGGCGCAACCGAATCCACCCGCTGACCGACCCCGCGTCGGCCGTCGCGCTCTACCCGATGTGGGAGTCGCGCAGCGGGAGCATTACCGACGTGGCGCGCGGGCATATCGGTACGGTTGCTCGAACGGCGGGCGCCGGCCCCTCCTGGACGCAGACGAAGTACGGAATCGCGTTCGACGGTCGCGACACGCTGGGGCACGACGTCTTCCTGGGCAACTTCACGTTCGGGCAGGAGTGGACCTGGATCTCCCTCTTCTTCCAGGAGGTTCAGAACACCAGCGGCACCCGTTTCCTTATGTGGGCGTCGCAGGCCGACAGTTTCTCACTCGAAACCGTGCGGCTCTCAATCCGGGAGGAGCTGTCGCTCCCGTGGCTTTCCTACGGCGGCGACTTTGGCGGGGCGGGCATGACCCTTACAGCCCTTCCCATCCTCAACCGGCTCGCGGCGTGCGTCATGCGCTCGGACGGCGACAATCTGCAGCTTGACGAGCCTTTCACGAACAACGGGGCCACAGACACGACCACGTCGACGATCACCCATCTTGGGTACGCCTACCTCTCGCGCAGGCACAACGCCGGTGCCGGCGTCGACAACGCGAAGATCCTCTGGACGGGGATCTGGAACCGCGTGCTGACCGACGCAGAGATCGAACTGATCGTCAACGACCCGTTCGGCATGTTCGAGCGCCGCGTGGCCGTGGCCATCCTCGCCCCGGTCGCTGGCGGCGCGGCCCTGTTCCGGGCCGTGGACTCCGACGTCGAAGTGCCCGAGGAGGCGCTGCGCTTCACTGGCCAGGCGGTTGCCGAGGTCGTCGAGGTTCCCGAAGAGGCTCTCGGCGCGATGGCATTCCGCCGAGCGGTCGACAGCGACGTTGAACTGCCGGAGGAGACAGGGCGCTTCACCGGGCAGGGGGTTGACGAGGACGAGGAGATTCCCGAGGAGGCCCTGGGGGCGATGGCCTTCCGGCGTGCGGTCGACGAGGACGAAGAGATCGGCGAGGAAGCGCTCTCGGCCATGGCCTTCCGCAGGGAGGTCTCGGAGGACGAAGAGATTCCTGAGGCCGTCGGCAAGTTCGCGGGGCAGGCCGTCGCTGATGTCGAGGAAGTGGAGGAGGGCGTCGAGCGCGTGCTGGGGCTCGTGCGCGCCGTGGACGAGGACGTGGAGACACCCGAGGAGCTCGGCAAGTTCGCCGGCCAGGGTGTCGATGAGGATGAGGAGGTCCCCGAAGAGGCCCTCAGTGCCATGGCGTTCCGCCGCGCGGCCGAGTCGGACGTCGAGATCGGGGACGAGGTCGAGCGGGCCCTGGCCATCTTCCGGGAGGTCTCGGAGGTCGAGGAGGTCCCCGAGGCCGTCGAGCGCGCGCTGGCGATCTACCGCAACGTCGACGCGACGGAAGAGGTCTCGGAGGAGCTCGAGCACGTCCCGGGCCTCGTGCGGGCGATCGACGAAGACGTCGAGATCAGCGAAGAAGTGGCGCGCGCGGCGGCGGCGGCGCTCTCGAGCCACTACCGCCGAGGGAGCTCCAGCTAATGGTCGACGAGATCGCGATCGTTCACACCGTTGCCCAGACCGCCGGCGGG